ACGTTAATTAACTCTCTCATTTTCAATCGATTACATAAGAATTAACAGAGTATTGATTATTGACCCATTCGCAAAGGATTGCAAGCTCGGAACAATTCGCAATGACTTAAATCCGAACTGCGATACTCAGTATCACCTTGACGCATTAAAGTTCCTTCAAGGGCAGAAATCTAATTCTGCTGATATGGTATTATACGACCCACCTTATAGTGTAACACAAGCATCTTTGCTATATAAGGATTTTGGCAAAGAGAAATTGGAGATAAATGTCTCTAATGCCAAATATTGGTCTTTATGTAAGAAGGAGATTGCAAGAATATTAAAGAATGAAGGTATCTGTATTTCTTGTGGTTGGAATACACAAGGAATAGGAAAATGTAACGGAGCGGTATGTAAAGAGATTTTTATCGTAGCACATGGCGGCTCGCACAACGACACCTTAGTTACAGTTGATGAAATAAAGAAATAAGAGCAATAAAGGATAATAGAGATATGTCGCACGTATATTTAGCAAAGAACTACATGAGGGTAAAGGCAGCGAAAGAAGCAGGGTTCACAACTTGCTCTCTTCAAGGAAGCTCACGCTCTGCGAAGACCTATTCTGTTGTGCAGTTCCTCTGTATGCTTTGCTTCAATTATGCTGGAACGACCGTTTCCATCATTCGTGCTGGTATGCCTTCCATTAAACGAACTGTCTATCGTGATTTCAAGGATATAATGCTCAACTTTGGTTGGTGGGATGATAAGTGCATGAATAAATCGGAGTTCGTTTATACTTTCCCTAACGGCTCTTGGATTGAGTTCTTCTCCACCGATAACGAGCAGAAGGTGCGTGGTTCTAAGCGTAAGATACTTTTCGTAAATGAGGCGAATGAGCTTTCTTTCATCGAATGGCAGCAGCTACAGATGCGTACCACGGAGTTCTCTATCCTTGATTATAACCCTTCCTTCTCAGAAGACCATTGGATAAATCAGGTAAACGAGGAAAAAAGCACTTATTGGTTTATATCCACCTATAAGGATAATCCTTTCCTCGAGCCAAAGGTTATCGCTGAGATTGAGAGCCTTAAATGGAAGAATCCGAGCCTTTGGCGTATTTATGGTTTGGGATTGCGTTCTATGGTTGAGGGCTTGATTTTTAAGAATGTAGTTATTGATGATTATATTCCTATTCAAGCGAACAGACACCGATACAGAGCCATTGACTTTGGTTACTCCAATGACCCTACAGCGATTATTGATGTATATATCTACGGAAAGATTATCTATATAGATGAAATATGCTATCAGACAGAAATGCTTTCTTCTGATATTATCAGAGTATTGAAAGAGGATAAAAAAAATATTGAGGTAATATCAGAGAGTGCCGACCCTCGTCTGATAGATGAAATCTATAATGCTGGTATTGATATAAAACCTGTAAAGAAGTTCAAAGGTTCTATTCAAGCTAGTATTATGAAGATGCAAGAATACACAATTCATATAACAAAACGCTCTACAAATGTAAGAAGGGAATTTAATAATTATACCTACCGCCAAGATAAGGAAGGAAAGTGGCTTAATGAGCCTATAGATATGTATAATCACGCTATAGATGCATGCCGATATGTTGTTATGGAGAAGTTGTTGGGCGATTATGGCAGCGGAATGCAAGCCGCCGACATTCTCGGTCTGATGGGTTAAAATCGAAATGCTTATGAAACGAATATATGATAAACAGCCAAGGGAGCATCATCGTAAACGCTCCCACTATAATAGCAGAGGAGTAGCCAAATTATCCTTTGATAATGAGAAGGCAGCCGCAAGATACATAAAGAAAAAGCGGCTGCTCGGTTACTCCGCATACCTTTGCAACGAGTGCAATCATTGGCACATTGGAAGACAGCCGAAATAGGCGTTTTTCTTTTGTTTACACAGGGTTTCTTCTTCATGCCTATATAAGTTATATTATTACTAACTTTGCCCTTGTTATAACAAAAAATATTCATATATGAGAGCAATAGAACAGATAGTAGCAATACAAGATGCGAACACAGTCCGCTCGGTATTGACAGCAAGAAAAAAAGGCTTTAAGACATCACTGAGTGTGCTTGAAGAACAATGGAATCCATCAAAGCATAAAATCTTTGATGAGGATTTCCGTCCTAAGAAACGAATCAAAGTACCTACGGGTCAGTATGACCCTATTACACAGAAACCGATTTACAAGGATAAGAAGGTTGAGCCAGTAAGAATCGCTATCCCTGCTCAGAAGTCAATCACAAATCTTACTGTTGGTTTCTTGTTTATGAATGCCGTTACCTATAAAGCTACGGCACATGGTGTTGATATAAAGAAGATGAACGATAAGCAGCAGAAGCTATATGACGGCATCATGCACTGCTATCACGACAACAAGATGAAGTACTTCGATAAGCGACTTGCCCGTACCCTCTTCAAGGAATGTGAGTGCGCCGAGTTATGGTATATGCCAACAGACGCAGAGGGAAAGCTTCGAGGCGAAATCCGAGTTCAGTTGCTTTCACCTTCAAACGGCGATAAGCTCTACCCTCATTTCAACGATTTCCATATCATGGACGGCTTCGCTCGAGAGTACTATGTATATGATGAGCTAGGAAAATCTGAGCTACATTTTGATGTATATACAGATAGATTGTGCTATCAGTACACTAATATTGATGGCGCAGGTTGGAAGCTTATTTCTGCCCTACCTCATGGCTTCACCAAAGTGCCTGTCGTTTACTATAGACAAGACCAAGCTGAGTGGGAAGATGTTCAATGGGCTATTGATAGAGTGGAGACCTGTATTTCAAATTGGGGTGATACGAATGACTACTTCGGGACACCTAAGTACTTTATCAAAGGTCGTTTGGAGGGCTTCGCTGAGAAGGGCGAGCAAGGCGCAGTTTTCCAAGGTGGCAGTGATGCAAGTATGAACGTCCTTTCTTGGGATAAATCACCTGAGAGTGTGAAGGGTGAAATTGCTTATCTCTTCAATATCATCTATTCATTTACCTCAACAGCCGACATCAGCTTTGAGAATATGAAGACTTTGGGCAGCAACACCTCGGGTGCGGCTATCCGTTTGATGTTTACTGCTCCTTATATGAAAGCAGATTTGAAGACAGAAATGTTCGGTGAAATGTTTACTCGCCGCTCGAATATCGTAGCTAACGGCATCTGTAATACGGGAGTTTACGTAAAAGGTATCGACCAGAGTGTTGCTGAGCAGATTGACTTTGAGCCAGTCTTCAAGCCATATCTGCCAAAGAATGATGTTGAAATGTTGCAACTTATCACTTCATCCAATGGTGGTGCGAAATCTACCTCTAATCGCCGTGCTATCGAGCTTAACCCTCTTAATGATGACCCTGATAAGGTTGAGGAAGAAATGAAGAGTGAACAGGAAGAAGCGTTGGCGCAGCAAGCAGCCCTTTCGGGACTTGGTAGTGCCGCAAATGGAAGTCGTTCAGTTTCAAATGAAGAAGAAGAGGAGGAATAACTATGGCAAAAGCAAGCGGAGGAACAAGAAAAATTAATAGCGTAAAGTATAAAGAGGCTTCCATTAACAATACCATTGATTCATTATCATTTCCTTTATTCGGCAATACAAGCACTATGGCGATTAAAACCAATGATGTGTTTAAGCAGAAATATCAAAAAGAGGAATCAGAAAAAGTTAGGGCAAGCGTAGAAACTGTATCGTCATTTAGCAAACCAACAGGAAAGTACGAATATGTGTCGGTTGATAAGATACACCCAACACAAGAATATATAGGAGCGAATAATCTAAAGACGATTGCATCTATTAATTTTGATGCAAATGATGTTCCTTATGGAGTACAGCGTAATGGAAATGTTTATATAATTGATGGTCATCATAGAGCAGCAGCGGCTATACTTAAAGGTGATAAAAAAATAAAAATATTATTAGGTAAATAATGTCAAAGAAGCTCACATCAAAACAGCAGAAAGAACAACTGAATAATCTGTTCGCCGTTTATAACAAGCGGTTGGGCAGATTATACAGCGATTATGTCAAGAAGCTCACCTCTCTTGGCTATGGAGAAGATGTGCTCGAAGATGATGCGCTTTTTAACTTTGATAACTTTCCGCAGTTAAAGGCTCGTTTGAACGACATCTTTAATGATTACTATCAGAATAGCCTTCTTTGTTATAAGAGCGGCATCACCGATGGCGTTGCGTTGGCGTATAACCACGATGAAATGGTTATAGGCGGTTATTCCGTGCTTACTGATAAAGCTATAAGGGTTGCAAGAGATACCGCCGCAGCCACGTTTATTTCAAATCGCTTGAAAACAAAGAACGGATTGAATCTCGCTCAGATTATTTGGAACTACTGCCAACAGACGAAGAGCGAGTTTGAAATGGCTATGAGTAATACCATTGCGGACGGAATCAAAAAAGGCTCATCAGCAGAGGAAATAGGCAAGAGCATACGAAAGTATCTCAACGACCCAGATATGATGTACCGCCGTTATCATACTATCAAGGTTCTGAAGAACGGAAAGAAGAAAGATGTGGTGACTTGGCGCAGACGTAGAATCATTGACGGCAAGGTGCGCTTTATTGAAGAGCCTTTGGAGAAGGTAGGCATGGGTGTTTACCGCTCGGCGAGAAAGAACGCTCTCAGAGTAGCAAGAACTGAGATAAATTCCGCATATCATAAGGCAAGAAATGAGCGATGGCAGAACGAACCATTCGTTATCGGTCAGTATATTCACGTATCTCCACAGCACAATATTGATGATATATGCAACGACCTTGAAGGTCGATATCCGAAAGATTACGTATGGATTTCTTGGCATCCTCAATGTATCTGTACCTCAGACCCTATCACCATACAAGGCGAGGAGAAGAAGGAATTTTATAAACGCTTGATGGCTGGCGAGGATATGAGCAACTACGTATCCCCTTTTGCCGTGCTCACTATGCCCGAGAAGTACAATCAATACATTAAGGATAACTCCGAAGCTATCGTAAAGGCAGGAATGAGGGGTAAATTAGCTTGGCATTTGCAAGATAACACAAAGTATTGGGCACATCTTTTAAGCCCGTCAGACCGCAAGAAATTGGGGTTAAAGGCGGTTTCTTCTAAGGAGCTTATACTTGCGAAGGCAAAGGAACGACATGCCCTTAGAACTAAGGAACAGATAGATAAAATACAGAGCCGATGGGATAAGCATAGACGTGACTATTACAATGGCTTGGTTCATAATCTGCTCGGTAGTAAATCTGTTACGGATATAAAGAGCCAAGACCTCTTTGAACGGTACTATGCTATCCGTTATGCTATCAAGGACAAAAAGAGTGCTTCAGAGATAGCTTCTTTGTTTGATAGATTCAAGCGAGGTTATCAGACTAAACTTGCATGGACTGACCGCAAGGTTGCGATGAATGTTATGAAGGTGGCTGCTAATTACGGAGAAACCGATGTTTCTTCCGTTCTAAGCGCATTAAAGTCTGCTAACTATACATTAGCAAGGAAAGAAGCAAAAAAGCTCGCAAACGCCATTTCTGCTATTAAAAAGGATGAACTATCACTTTCCGCTCTCATCCCTGATGTCAATAAGTGGCATAAGCAGTTCACGTCACAGGAATTGCACGGAGTATATGATGCCGTAGAAGCGAAGTTGGCTCAATGGCAAAGCTTGACGCTTGAAAAGCAAGCTAGCAAATTGCAATTTGAGGCAGTTGATTTCCTTGGTGGAAATATGCACGGGGTTCAACAGAAGTATGCTACATGGAAGGTATCGCAAGCGGCATATCTCAAAAAGCTTGATGAGGTAAAAACGGCGATTGATTGGGTGAATATCAATAAAGCTTATGCTGACGTAAAAGGTTATAAGACACAGAGCAAGATATATCATAAGCTTATCTATGACCTTGAACACGCCATGCTCGCAAAGGATAAGACCCTTGCTGAGCAGTTGCTTTATGAAGCTAAGCAAAAGAAAGAAACGCTTATTAATGCGAAAGCAAAACGAAATGCGAAGAATGTTGTATTTGATACAGACCGATTCTCTCAATCAAGGAAAGATGCCGCAGTATGGGATAAGGGTAATGGTGCAAAAGCTGATAAAACCCTCGTAGATGTTGCATCCAAACAATGGATAGCAGCAACAGAAAAAGAAAAAGATTTCACATACGAATACACTCATCATTATTGCGATGTAAATGAACCATTACAAGGAAGAAAATATGATAATTACCAAACGAAGGAAAGGTTCATAGAGAAGGTTAATAATATAACAAGCTATATAGAAAAGAACGAACTTCCTACCGATATGTGGTTTACAAGAGGTGATGATGGAATGAAAGTTATTGAATCACGAATTAAGTTTGCTGGCGGTTCTATGCCAAAAAACCTTCAAGACCTTGTTGGAATGGAAATGCAAGAAGGTGGTTTTATGTCAACTGGTAGCCGAAAAGGAAAAGGCTTCAATACTCGAAGTGTTATCATGAACATATATGCACCAAAAGGAACAAAGGCTGCTTACGTAGAACCTTTCTCTGCTTTCGGTTGTGGTGATAAAAGAAGTTGGGATGGAGTAAGCCGTTTCTCTACGTATAGTTCCGAGCACGAAACACTCTTTCAGAGAGGAACACGAATGCGAATAACAAAGGTTTATGAAGAAGGTGGAAAGACCTACATAGACTGCGAGGTTATAGGGCAAGAAATAAGAGATTTATCTTATGTAAAGGATAGCAATATCGGATATTAAACAAAAAAGGTGTACCATTACGGCGCACCTTTTTCGTTATAGTTCGTTTGGAATTTTATCCTCTGGGAAATGGTCGTTTGGGATAAAGAGGTATTCGTCTATCAGCTTATAGAACCTATCTATCTCTTCCTTAATATTGTAGGCTGCTTTAGCCCATGAAGTGAACATTATAATAAGCAATGTATGTGGAATCCCCTTATATTCCTTACCATTGATTTTCTTATAATATTCTTCCTCACCTTTAAACTTTCCTTCGCTATTAACATACACTCTTTCCATATCCCAAAACCAAGCCATATTTTCGTTGGTATTTGGGTTCTCACCACCTCTATAGTATCGGCAGTGCTTGATTAAATCTTCCTTATTCGCCATATCTATCAATAAATTTAGTTACTACATTCTTCATATCCAAAGGGAGATAGTTCAATGCTTTTTCCTCCATTTCTTGTGGAATACCAAAGAGTGGCTGAGCGATTGAACCAACGATTGCTCCCATCGTATCGCTATCACCGCCGTAGGATACAGCATATCTGATTGCATCCTCGAAGCTACCACTATTAAGGACTATCATAAAGGCGAGTGGAACGCATTCTTGGCAAGTTTCTGCCCATTTCCTTCTTGGAATAAGATTTTTATTCCAATCAGAGCCATAATATTGTTTTGCTATTACCCTAATCAAATCTTTTTGTTTATATGCTTTTAAAGCATGTACACAATCTGCTACCGCAGTAGCACCAATCAATCCCTCAACATGGCTATGCGAAACCTTTGCGCTCATCATTGCCTGACGAATAATATCAGAATTTTCTTTGAATGCCCAACCCACAGGACTAACTCTCATAGCTGCTCCATTTCCGAAACTATCATAAGGCTGTGGATTAGAGCTACGAACCCATTTTGCGAAGCTTGCACCATACCCACCCATTGGGTTTAGATACTTCTGACACCAGTATTGAAGCGAGATACTATAATCTTCGACATTCGGCTTTTCATCACCACCTTTTTTAAGAATAGCATCGGCTACGGCTATTGTACAGATAGTATCATCTGTAAAATTACAATCTTTATCAAATAGTTTAAAGTTATAATCAAATGTGTTATTAAACTCATATTTTGAGCCTACAATATCACCTATAATTGCTCCTATCATAGCTGTATCTCCTATTTTAATGTTAATTATTCGCAAATTTACGAAGAAATATTCAGATAACCAAATATTTTTTATTACTTTTGCATTAATTGTTGTATCGAGTGCGTATCTCCTATGTACTCACAACGTTAAACATAATAATTATTTACATCTAGCATCGTCCTCATTCGTATCTCCGAGGGCGGTGCTTTTTGTTTATAAGAACTCCTTTAAAGCAACGTGATAAACATCATACATCAGGCGAGTTACGTATAGTACGGCAACCTTATCAACTACAAAAGAAGGATAAGGCTTACCCTCTTTGATGATTGTGTTCAACGATAATTTCGGGTACTTGGCTGAATATAGCTTCAATGCTTTCAGAAGCTCATTCAATCTTTCTTCCCCGAATGCTTGCTTTATCTTCTCCTGATTTCTAAGAGCGAAACGAGCCATAAGCTAATTATACTTGATTATCTTATACTCCATTTCGAGCATAACGTTGCCGAATAAGGCTAAAAGTACGTCAAATGCTCTCATATCTTACTCAGCTTTATCAACGATAACAAGGTTTTTCAATCTCTCCAAGAATGTGTGATAATCATCCTCGCAGAGAATCACTTGACCGCCCGTTGGTGTGGTCTTGCAATTAAGCTTTATAGATGTTGCTATATCGCCATTACGTGAAGGTTCAACGTAAGCGATATTATCTATATTAATAAGGATACAAAACCCTTTATACTTTACCTCAATAAACTTTGCCATAATTAAATCTCCTTTATTTTATTAGTTTTAAAATCATAAGAATAACCATTATTCTCCATTATATTCAGAAGAAAGTTCTTCTCCCATTCATTTGCGTATCGTAAGCAACCCGACGAGTATTTAATGTTTGTACTCATATTTCCTTTGCCTACACCGAAAGATTTGAATGCGAACGAGTATTTTATGTGAGCCTCTATCCAGTCATCGTTATGAATATTTGACAAGATAAAAACACAACTTTCACCTCTTTCGTCATTATAAAACCTAAGTATATCTCCTTCTTTGTACATAAGCTATTCACATCTATCAAGATACTCTTTCCAAGCCTTATCAAAGACAGGCTTGATGAATATATTATTTCTTACATCCCTCATTGTTATCCCAAGGGCAAGCACGGCTTCTTCTGGGTTGTATGTATAGCCGCATTCGTGGTTTGCGAACTCATACATGAAAGCATCTTTCAAGCCTTCATCTGTCTTTATGAGCTCCAAGATTTCCTTATCGTGACGTTTACGCATTTCCTCGAAAAGGTAAACGTCAGAGGCAAGGCAGAATGCGCCGCAACCGAGTGAGCGAATCTTCATCAAGTCCTCCTTCGAGGTAGTCAGCCCCCACTCTTCCATCATTTTCTTAAACTGCTCTTTACCAAAAGCAGCTTTCATGGGCAATTTATCAAGCTCTTTCTGATGCTTCTTCTTTAATTCTGCGTATCTATTCATAATTGTATCTCCTTTTAAATTAGTAAAGCTGTTCTGTTCTTGTATAGCAGCCCTTCACAGCGTACTCAACACGTTTCTTCTCAACCTCATTGTAATCAGAGCTAACGGCAACTGCCTGCCATTTGCCACCTTCGTAAATCTGAGCAACGTAATCAAAAACGTTAGCCTCTACTACCTTTCCGTTAATCATTGTAACTTTCATTGTTGTATCTCCTATAATTTGAATATTAAACCTATTTATTAATTATTTATACCGCAAAATTAATAATTTCTTTTGAAACCACCAAATCTTTTCGGTGTTTTTATTAGTATTTTAATAGCTTTTAATATATTGATATGTAAATTAAGGTTATATTAATATAAAAAATGCAATATAAATATATAGTATTCATTTTTTCGCTACCTTTGCATACATAACCAAATTAGACGAGTTATGACACAGATTTATAACGCATCACCAAAGGAGTTGGCGGCAATGGCTCAACGCTACCTCCGTGATGGAATACTAAGCAGAGCCACATATTGCTACGAGCGGCTGATGTACCTCGGTTGCTTGCACAGAACGGGTTATCTTCGCCTTGCCTTAGTATATACCAAGCAAAGGAAAGATAATGCCGCAGAGCGTGTTTTAAGTAGGTATCGTGCAATTTATAAATATTAATATAGGAGATATAAGATTATGAAAAAAGAAAAAGCATTATTTATGACACTCTTTGTACTCATCGTAGCTTGTACAAATCTTTCATGTTCAAGCGATGATAATAAAGAGAACGAAAAGAAAAAATTAGAGAATACAAGCTGGGTATCAGACGAAACTTCGTTCCATAGCTCTTCATTGGTTGCCGTTGATAAAACAGAACCAAATACCAAGATAGAAGCAAAGATGAATGAGGTTGTCGGTTTCCAATATACAGAGGAGACCAAAACAGAAGAAGGTTATTGGTTCTGGGATTTATGCAAGCAAAATAAACATGAATGCGACTCTACAATAACAGCTTCTTTTGATGCAAACAAATGTACTTTTAAGGTAAAGGTTACGAAAACCAAAGCAAAGGCTAATCAGACCAAAACGGAAAACCTTTATAAATTTAGCGAAGGCTCATATATTGTAAGATTCGGCTATAATAGATATGAAGAGATTACTGTATATAGTTATGGTATTTACAGAGCTGACGGTACTCTCTTTATTCCGCTTGATGGTAAGGGATGTGTAGCATATCAAACAAAATATACTTACTCTAATAAAGAAGTATATAATGAAGATGTTAGCGAATATACTATTCCTGCTAATTATGAAATTTCAAATAATGCTATCAGCTTTACCTATACAAAGGATGGCAAGAATATAACATTTGATGGCTTATTATCGGCAGACGGGCAAAGAATAATTATAGAACGCAATCCTATTGTAAACTCTATAAGAGTTTTGAAGAGATGATAGATTTTATCAATAAACTAAAATCGTACCTAAATCGCAAAGACGACATAAGTACGATAAAAATATCATCAGTAAGCGACAGTCTTAGCGATAAAAAGGTTGCCGCTGAATCTTTCATCCCTAAAGGATGCTTGTTGGGCGACCTTAATTTTCACAAGGAGTATGATAAGGCTATAGAAGAGGGTAAGTGGATTGAAGCAGAATATCCTAACGATTATTTTGTGCATTGTAATCTAATGGTTAGTTACTTTAAAAAGGGCGATATAGAAAACTGCAATAAAGAAGCCAAGTTAGCAATCATCAAAGGACATCATACAGGGTATTGTGAGAGTCGCCTTTCTATCAACTTATATAAGGATAGGAAATACCATCAGGTTATACAATTATCGGAAATCGAAGAAAATCCTAGATTTGGTCTTTTCTTCGATGATGTATATAAAAGGAAACTGAGAGCTCAGAAGCATATAGATAAAGCTACAGATACAAAAGAAGAACGCCTCTTTACAGACGAAGAAATCGAAGAGCTTTATCAAAACGTGGAAAAGCAAAAAGCTTTGCGTGAGTGGTATATGCGCACACGAAGCTTGATAAATGAGGAGCTATGTAAGTTAAGAAAGAAAGACTGGCTAAACGATAAATCTGTAGTAGAAGAAATGGAGTTTTATACCAATGAGTTAATAGAGCTATCCCGAAAATATGGACATTTGTGTTAGCCAAAATATATAAACTATGACAGAAGAAGAAAAGAAGAAAGCTATGGAGACCTTTAATGCTCTCATAGAAGAAGCTAGGAAGAATAACGTCAATATGACGATGGACGAGATTAATGAAGAAATTCGGCTCGCAAGGGCTGAACGAAAGCAAAGAGAAAAAGAAAAGGCAGAGCGCAGATAGTGCCCTGCCTTTCTTATAGTAGTTGTATCTCCTATAATTATTTACATCTTGTTGTGCGTATCTCCTAATCACGCATAACATTAAACCTCAATACCGACTACATTATTGTAGATACCCTCTGGCAGTACGCCACCAAAGGCTTTCACGGCGTTACCGATGCTTTCAGCGAAGGTCTCAGCTTCCTTTGAGTCCTCGATGCCCTCGCTTACAAAATATGCAAGAGTTTTCTCCTGAATGGCGACAATCTCCTTCAAAAGGTCGATGCACCGCACGGTCTTATCGTTTACTGAATACTGAATTGAATTATCTTTATTCCCCATAATTACACATCTTTAAAATCAAATGCATTAACAATATAACTAATATCTTCTTTTGATAAAGAGAACCATTCACCTCGTACCCTCTTATCTTTAAACATCTTATGCAATTTTGTTTCTATATTGCAATGGCAGATTTTTAGAAGCGTTATATCTGGTTTTTCAGATTGCAAAGTTGTTTCACGCTTCTTTGGATTTATAGAACGACCTATTTTTATATATCCATTATTATTATCTAACATAAGATATGTTTTAGGAGAAAGAGTAGGATTATTATGTGCTGAAATATTTTTACTGCATATTCGTTCTATCTTAACGGCAATTCTTAAATCAAAATATGTTTTATTCTCAATAGGAACAAACATATCTAAAAATCTAGTAATTGCATCAAACTCTTCTTTATCTACAATATCGCTTGCAATACTAAGAAAATCATATTCATCATACAATTCATCTCGCTTATCAAAACATATTTCTAAATGTTTTCCAACTCTCTTACAAGAGCCTATACCAGGAATTATCTTTATTTCGTTATCTTCTAATATATTTACCATATTCTTTAAATTCTTTTAAATTGGGAGCAGCAGCCGAGACCGCTACTCCCAAGAGATACAACTATATATTACTTTGGTAAAATGAGAAATCGATTACAATTAAGTACTGTTAGAGCATATATTCTACGATTCCATATTTCAAATTTCATAAAATTAAGGCATTCTTCAACAGTTATCGCAGATAGTTCCCTCTTTGTATCTTTAGAGTAAACATTCCCATACGAAATCAGCCTACGCATATCTTCTCTATCCATACCTATAACTAATTACCAAATTGTTTGTTGTTGTTTCCGTTCTTTAACCCGTTTCTTTGCAATATCAAAGAATTTTTTATTCTTCTCAAAGCAAATGAAATGTCTGTTAGTATTAATGCACGCTATCGCAAGCGTACCAGAGCCACAGAACGCATCCAAGACCACATCACCCTCATTACTGCTCAGTTCAACGAACTCTTGCATAATCGAGACAGGTTTTTCTGTTGGATGATTCTTACTTTTCCCGTTAATCGGTTTTTCTTTCTTTACCCGATTATAATACAAGTTATTATTTAACCGATTAAGAGCAGTACCGTAATCATATACTCGTACTATGTACTCCAGGTTCTGCGAAAAACGATTTTTGTTAATGATAGATAACGGCTTTTCCCAGACGAGTATTGTAAACATCAGGCTATTCTTATTTGCCCAGTTACAATAATACGGTACCTGTTCTTCCGAACAGAACATATAAGCATTCATTATCTTCATTTTCGGCTTTAATGCATCAAGGAACTTATCTATTTCTTCTTCGCCAAAACAACTCATCCCTCCCATCATATCACCACCATATTTATAAAGCTCCGATTTTCCAAAGGAACTTTTCTGATTCCATTCACTCCCATCATACGTAGGACTAAGTGGCGATTTATTATGGAGATATGGTGCATCCGTAACACATAAATCTATGCTTTTATCAGGAATATCACGCATAAGGTTAATGCAATCTCCGAAGTAAATATTATCTAACTCCATACCCTACGCTCCTTTCTTGAATTTCTTAGTACCTTCTTTAGGCTCGCAGAAGCCATCCTCCTCTCTCAAATTATAGAGAGCTTGTGTTTCCTTAGGCATACTATAGAAAGCCGAGAAACGAGCCTTCTTTGCATTGATAGGGTCATAGAGAGTTCTTGTTATATCAGACCATACGGCGATAACCTTCTTATCTTTAACGATATTGTCACGGAATTTCTCTGCTTCATCGTGCATGATGTCGTACAGACAATTATCCGCTTGCGTGAATGCCATTTTAGCCCGATAATTTTCGTAGCTTGGAGCAATATCAACTCCATACTTCCTTTCGGTAATCTCCATAACGTGTATATGGGTATCATTAATCTGCTGTACAAGGTTCTGAATCATAATGACATACGAGCAGAGATAAGGGTTATACTTGCATTTCAGATTGCGAAGCTTATCTTCAATCATCTTTCGTAACTTCTCAACCTTATCCTTAATCAAATCCCAAAGATAGGTAGAATACTCATTATAGTAGTCTTCATCCATGTTTCGCTCATACAACTTCATCGTATCACGAATAGAAGTTTGGCATTCAGTAAAGTGCTTTTTAAGATTGAACTTAAACACCTTCTTCTTATCAAAGACCTCCTTAGAAATTAGAAGGAAGTTGTCTGCCAAGATAAACTCCATATAGCAACTCTGACAGAGAGTAGAATAAGCGTAATCAAGGGCTTTCTGAACCTGCTCATTATCAATGCCACTCGGTAGATAGACAATGGCTTTCCAACCCATAACGTCCGTTTCTACATATCTTCCCGTATCAATCTTACAATCATTATGATTGCCTAATAAAATAGTTGCTTCCATACTTTACTTCTCCTTATTATTATTACCTTGCACAAGACATCCGAAAGTAACCCCAACAGATATGATAATCAATACAAATAGAACCAAATTCATACCTTATCCCTCCTTTTCTTTTAAGAACCGCACAAGGCAGTTATAATTCTGACTAAGGCTATTGAGAATCTTAATTTGCTCATTAAATGACAAATGCTCGAATAGCACAACTTTATCATCCTTATCCTTTATGGTCATACCACAAAGGTTGCCACCGATTTCAAGTATAACTTTTAGACTAATATCTTTTTTATCCATAACAAAGCTATTTTTTTAATTTACGATAATGATAATATTTTTTGTGTTCATAGCGCACGGCAGAGTACTTTTGAAGATTTTCCTCATACTCCTCACGAGGATAAGAGAATGCACCTTCAGAAAGAGCTATACGCTCAAAATCGGCATACTTCTTGTTATATCCAAGAAGCTCAACCAAATCCTTCGGATAACACCATGCAACCTGTAATTTTTGCGGCTCGTCTTTTTCTGGCGAAAACTTTATTGAACCTATATCTTGGTAACGTTTAGCATCAGGCATTCTCATATCCTCAATATAAGGTTGTAATTCACCACTTCTTACGTCTCTAAAAAAGACAAAGATAGCATTACTACCACAAGGCTCAGTAACAGGGTGGAGTATCTTATCAATACGTTCTTTCTGTTCTTTCTGACTTTGTTTATAGCCTTTCTTGTACCCTCGAATAAAAGCCTCCGAACATACTTCAAGCAAACCATCTGGGCAAACACGATGATTGCATTGCCTACAATGACGTTCATTGCCGTTAGCTATTTTAGCTTTATCTTCTAAGCTTAATCTCTTTCCCATTTTATTACAGATTAATTATTGATATTCCGTTATACAATAGCACCCAACCCGTTATGAGTAAGATTAATAAGAATATAGTAATCAAGATTTTTTCTTGTATGGTTACCACACCTTCTAATTTTCCATTCATTGCGCCAACAGCAACAACGCTGCTCAATGCGATGACGGATGCGCCTATGATGATTAAAATCGCTCCTATTCCCATTTTTTCACCTCCCATATTTCTGTGATTTCCATCTGCTCACGATATTCCTTTACAGCATTGGTAAAATAAGGAGAGATATTCAAATCCTTAACAAAAGAGGTGATGGTTTCCGTCTGATGATAGTTATCACCTTGTACCCATCCATCATCCTCTTTAACGAAGCAGAAAACAGCAAAACAAGATTTCTGTTCACCCGTTTCATTATCCAGTATCTGTTGCCTTCTCGCACAGAACTTCATTGTTCGTTCGTTATTGAATAGCTCGTAGCCATCACCCGTGCGTTGTGCAAAGGGCACTTCGCCCTTTGCTTCTATGATAAACTTCTTTTCTTTAACCTCTTCCATAATCATTATGTGTTAGATACAACTGAATAACGTTCATCTTTGCCGTAAACAACATCTATATTCAAAAGACTATTGAGCCTAAAGCCCATTGCCCAACCAGACCAAAGATACCTTAATTTCTCGGCAACTTTTATGGCTGTATCAGCATACTTCTTTGCATTACCCTTAAAAGGCTCTGAGCCATAATAAGAATAACCATTATCAAAGACCATTTTGAATACATGTCCCTTTGGTAATTCATACTTACAGAAGTCATCATAGGTAAGGATATTTCCATCAACCTCAAAGCAAACCTTTTTATAATCAAGAAAGGAAATAAACCCTTTATCATTGATAGTAAGATTACTTCGTTTAAGAGTATCTAACACATCTTTCTCCTCTCCTTTATTGAGAATGCGATAATTAGTAAAGATAATCTTACAGCTCGCTTTTTGTGGTACGTTATCAACGATTGCAATAAGCGAAATAAAGCTGCTAAAAGAGCCAGATTTCGCTATTCCTTGCTCCCTTAAAAAACGTTCACCATCGCACTTATTGAGGTACACGATAGCTAAAGGGAACTCTTTTCCGAATGCTACATTTAAATTCTTAAATTCTATAAACATAAGCTTAATCAATAAAATCGTTAAACGTAAGAACCTCAGATGCACCCTCACGGAAAGGTTTCTTATCGCAAGCGTAACCCATCCAAGAGCCGTAGTCATATACCTTATACATGTGATAACCAGCCTTCATCAATACCTTAAAGGCAGCTTTCATTTCACATCCATGTATTTTAACCATATCCTTATCATTGGCGTGTCCACTAAAACGTGGATTGCTCAAACTAATACGTCTTGTAGCAGGTCGGCTACCATTATTTGCACCTGAGAAAGGATGAAAAATATCCCAACAACTATTAGATAAGAAGGCATTACAGATTGCCTGTACGACTTCCTCTCTAACTTCGGTTGGTTGAACATAATCGTTTTGTGGTATATTTACCTTGATTTCCATAATTGTATCTCCTATTTTTTATGGGCAGCTATTACGCTGCCCGATTAATAACTAAAGTCCTTCTTTCATTAATTCAATGCCATGCTTCACACCTTCAAGGTAACGAACTGCCTCGCTAGCATTTCCTATATTTTTAATAGGATTCTCACCTACGAGGATGAGCCACCCGTCTGAGTGTAACTCAGCTGTGACTATTACCTTACCATAAGCAGCATTAATCTGCTTCACAAGATTCTCAACACCTTTTGTACTAACTGCTACTGCCATAATTGTATCTCCTATATTTAAACGTTAATTATTTCTTCTTTATACATTCCTTCACAGCGTATTGGCTTTTAAGAAGGCATTGTGTTGCATTCAACCCTTTCAGAGGAATAAAATACTCTACGATAGCATTCCAACGTCCTCTGAACGTACCAGAACCCTTTGCGTTGGCAATAAAAGAATCAACATCTGATTCACTAACCAAAGCACCTGAGTACTTAGTGATAACCTCGCCTGTGTATTTATTAATAATTGTAATCATTGTCGTATCTCCTTCATTGAGTTATTGCTCTCTTGCCCAACGCTCGAAAGCTATAACATAATCTCTCTTTATGAATAAAGCATCACCCGAACCATTACCCCAATAATTAGAGATATGAGAAAGAAAATTACCTGTACCATTATTCGGGCAGAGTTTGCTATATATAGAACGGAACATTGCTGATATTTGGCGACCATTGAAATGCCCTGCTTCCTTTGCTAAATTAACAACATATCCATAACAATTAGACACAATAATAATACCTTTTTCGTTTACAAATTCACTATCACATGTACCCCAACAGCCATTAATAATAGTATCTTTCAGAAGTTGCTTCTGCTTATCTGAGAGCTTATCTAAAAGCTCATTTACGTTTATTGTCTCCATTGTCGTATCTCCTATTTTTCAATTTCTGTAAACTCAATTTTACCATTCTTTTTAACATGTGCGTGCCACTTATTGGTTCTTACCTTACCATCCCAAAATGAAAGAGTAGGAAGTACCATACATTCACCACACTCTACAAGTCTTTCGTAATAACTTATAACCTCATCCCAACTATCGAAAGTATGGGCAAGTGCTGTAAATCTGAATCGAGCAATTTTCTTTGTTTCCATTGTTGTATCTTTTAATTGTTAAACCTATTTATTAATTATTTACACCGCAAAATTAATAATTTCTTTTGAAACTAACAAATCTTTTCGGTGTTTTTATTAGTATTTTAATAGATATTAATACAAAACTAAGAAAATCGGATATTTTTACACAGAAAACTTATCTTTTAACCATTTTTCGATGGTTAAGATAAACTCATCCAATGAGCGGCAAATGCTGTACTGAAAGCCTAATCGCTCAACGTCAGACTGAAATTTGGCTTGCAAATCAGATTGATACCCGTCCTTAGTTTTAACTTCAATAAATAGGACATTTTCTCTTGCTATAATAATAAGGTCGGAGAAGCCAGCCAAAACGCCCTCGCCTTTCATAATCTTCGCTTCAAGCGCACTTCGTTGTCCTCCGTTAGGGATGGCGGCAATGATATAGCGAGGGTATTGCAAGCGAAACCACTTCACCATCTGAATCTGAATCTGCGATTCAATGTGCCGTGGTTTGCTTCTGCCTTTCTTCTGGCGCTCCTTCTTTAAAAACTCATCGTACTTCATTATTACACAACCTTGTCCAAAATCTTTTTAAGATAGAACTCTATCATATTTTCATAATACTTCCTATTTGAAAGATAGTCACCGCAGCTAATCTTCTTCTTGCATAAATTAACATCATTCTGCGCTAAGAGGTATCTATAATAAAAGAGTGACTTAAAATCCATAAATCTATTCAGTTTTAAAGTCTTATCCTCATAAGCCTCTTCGAGCTGCTTATTAGTTTCTTTCAGCTCTTCATTCTTCTTAATAAGACGGGAAATCTCTTTCTGTAAGTGATAGGTAAATATCCACATAGCGATAAACGGCAAGAATAATATCGCCACAGACCAACCATCTTTGACCGCACTACTGATACAGCATCCTAACAAAAAGAATGCACATAGCAGCTCAGTATGAGAACCGCACCAAGATAAAATCTTCTTCATATTGATATATTATTTATCAGTTTCTAATTTTGAGACTTGACCATTGAAGTATTTACGCACACCTTCGTAAATCTTCAATTGGCGAGAAAGTTCTTTATTCTTTTGGAGAAGCTCATCACGCTCAGCTACGACCTTCTCGTAATCATTGTGTTTGTTGTTTAATTTATTAAGCAACTCACCTTGCTCTTTGACCTTCTTCTGGTAACGAGTTAGCTTGATTTGCATCTTCGAGTAGTTTTCTAACACTCTAAGCACTACTCTTTCGTAAGGTACATCATTATTATACTTAGTTTCTTCCATATTACAAATGTTTTTTAACTTTATCATATATACTAAGAAAAAATAAAATCAAGGCAAAGAAACCTCACCTCTTCTATATTTCTCCCAAAATTCTTTATCGTACTTAAACCCTTTCTTAAACTTATGTCCGAATTTATTCCCTTCCTTAAACCTAAACTTCTTAGAGCTTGATTTGGATATAATGGCAGCAATCTTCATGGAAGATAATCTATACTCATGCAACCATACGGCATCTTTTCTTAACCCAAGAGACATAGCCTTATTCTTAACTGTTCTGATATTACAACAGAAGATTTTAGCAATTTCTTTATTTGTACGAAAGGGAAATAATCTAATAAATCTCTGTTCCTCCTCCTCGCTCCAGTAGCGGAAACGCCCTAAATAACGGATTTCACCATACTTAGCGATAAATCGTGGTGATGCAGGTTTAACTCCATTTCCTTTTAGTCGCCGCCGTACTGTTTCATAAGGTATACCTACCTTTTTACTAATTTCGGGTATGGTAAGCCCCTGTGCGTACAGAGCTAATAATCCATCATCTATAGAATGAGGATATTTTAGTACACAACACCCTTTATTACCTACTCCCATGCCAATGTTTTTAATTGTTCGATACTCTGATAAGAGATTTTGCATTTCTTATTCTCGTAGCAACCATCTTTAGCAAGAGCATTCCATAGAGCATTAAGACAGATGCCAATCTTCTCTTTATCGTACTTTAAATAAATCTCTGGGCAAGTAAGGAAAGGTTCAGGCTTTTTGTCTTTTAACTGAACCACAACAACCCTTTTTGCTCTTGTTGGTCTATCATTCAATCCTATCATGTATTCACCTCACTTTCTATCTGCTTCTGCGATTCACGGATAAGTAAGTCAAGCACCTTGCTAATAATGTTAGGGTTCTTAACTACATAAGTTCCCACATTGGTTACGAGGTCTACTTTTACCACCATCCCGTTATTACGTAAAAGCTTATATTGAGTATTTAACTCTTTAATTTTATCCAACTCATCCATATAAAAATACTATTTACCATTATACGCAAGCATATACAGCCTACGATACTCTTTATGAGCATTGTACCAAGCTTTGGCTCTTTCGATGCAAGCTTCACGATGCTTTTGATAGTAGGTCTTGCCGTATTTACTTCTGCGCATTTTACGTTCAACTTCTGTCATAGTTTACTTGATAGAGCGGAAGGAGATACTATAGAATAGACCTCCATCCGCAATTAAATATTTCACAGCTTAAAAATCAAAAGAACGGCAAGCGGAGAGCCCTTCGGAATGATAAGGTAGCGAGAGCGTGAACCGAAGTTCGTCTGCTCTTGTATCATTGTTTCATCATTGATGGAGAGTACAAGTCTTACCATCTCCTTCTCCCCTACATGCGTAGAAATCACATCGGAGTGCTGTAGGCGATAATCTGACTCCGTAGGCAAACCATGAAGAGCGTTAAATGTAATTGGAACAATCAATCCACGATAACCCTCTTTAAGAGTAATGCCCGATACCACCTCCATTCGCCCCTTACGAGTTTCAATATCATTTGGAGCATAGATAACAAATGAATTACTATCATTATCAATAGGGGAAGGAACTCCATCCTCTACTTCAAAAGGGAGCTCATCCTCTTCCTCAAACTCCTCAACTTGCTCCTCACTTTGCTGCTGAGCCGTATTTTCTTGGCTCTGCTGAGCGTTCTCATTCTCCATAGGCATATTATTGCCATCCAAATTTAAATGCTGTTCTACACCATTTTTCTTAGGTCTTGCCATAATTTACTCCTCCTTCTTTTCTTCGTTAGACTTCTGTCCCTTCTCCTCCTTTGTCTTATGTTCGAATACATCGTACACGTTGGTTTTGCTGAGACCGATGATTTCATAGTCTATCATGGTCTTCCCCATTACCTCATCAATGTTATTGATTGCTCTGTGCATTGACTTAGCTTGCACGAGGTAAGTCACGTTGCTACGTCTCTCCTTATTGGTTTTATCGTCATAGGAGATGAATTGTAACTTTGCTTTATACCAGCAATCATCATCATCCTTATCAGAAAAGAACACCTCTCTGTACGAAGCCTCTTGCATTGACTTAACCTTAAACTCACCGCTAATATAAGCAGCCATTTCCTCTGTGATTGCACTCTCACCTTCCGTAAAGGATAAGGCATCAATCGCATACTTTTCGGTCACAGATTTCTCTGAACCATCTTCTTGGGTCTTTTGGTAGCGGATTCCTACCTCAAACCAATTACTCGTTCTACTTCTCATATTTCTAATAATCTAAAACTAATCTAAAACCATTATTTAAGAGAGTCTGTGCTCAGAAAGGTAAGTCATTCAAATCCTGTGTTTGAGCAAAAGGTGCAGCACAAGAAGAAGCCGCATTCTGACTTTCAAAAATTACAGGCTTTAAACCACCAAGGATAGGCATCGCCTTTTTCTCCTCATCTGTCATTTTCTCACGAACCTCTTTAGGCAACGACTGTTTAATCATGTGAGTCTCGTCATACTTAGGGTTCTTTAATTCCCAAGCAGTAAGGTCGAGATAAGCAGCCTTTGGTTGATTATTATCATCTGTTGTAACGAAGATACTATTATCTTCGATAGGAATAACCACACACCGAAGCACCTCGGTTCGACCTTGGATTTGCATTACGCCAGCTCTTTTGAGCTTCAGCAAATTTAATTTTCCGTTAAAATCTGTCATATTATATATATTAAAAAAACATAGCCCCAAGAGAGGGAATCGAACCCTCGCCAACCTCCGCTTATTAAGAGCTGCTTATTACGGAGTATCTTCGCATATACTTTAAAAGCATGGAAAATAATACATACATCTATTCTAACTAAAAGAAGTCGGAACCACTATTCTACAGCTCACGCACCCCGTGCGATTGGTTTTTCTCGGGATATAAATGCCCTACCGCCGTAGGGCAAAAAGATGAAATTTTCAAAAATAACGTCATAAAACTTACCTCACGGCAAGATTTATCTGAATAAAATAATTCTTCTAAGAGAAAGAGCCGACACCTCACGGCGGCTTTATGGCTCTTATTATCGACTTTCTTATGACTTCAATATTCAATCTTATGTAGTTATATTTTAAATCAACTTATTCTGAATGAAGCTACTCATTGCCAAGTTCTGTGAAAGAATCATTGGCTGGTCGAGCTGAGTTGACTTATACATATCGGTAGCCGCATTATACAAATCCCAAGCGGTAACAATATTGCGCTCGTAGTAGGCAATCATCATTTTCTCGGTCAAGCGACCAATCTGTGCCTGATTGAGAGGAATGACCTGAGGGTTGCGAATGCCTTTGTATTTCGTTTCAGCAGCAACACGGAGTGAGGTCAGCATACCAATGATGGTAAACATTTCCTGTGCTTTAATCTCACGATTTTTCATACGCTCAATCATTTCATCATTGGCATCAATGATGCCTCTCAGATTAGCAAGCCAAGCGTTAGCACGTTGAAGAAGCTCATCGAGCTTAAAAGCTCCTCTTCCGCTATTGATATCTGAGTAGGTAGCAGCGTAATGTTCAGCACTAAGCATACATTGATTGTGACAGATAACTACGTTTCTACCGATACCTAACTGAATACCCTTCTGATGGAATGATACCGCCATATTGGTTGTAATCTCATCATTGCCCTCTCCTTTATCAAAGTCACGCAAGCGAATATTACAGAATACTCGGCGAAGGATATGAGCCTCTACAGCTCTATCACCCATCAAAGCTTCCTTTTGAGGCAAACGGGTAACACCTGGAGTATTGCGGTCTTTGTTATTCGCCGCAAAGAGGTCGTAAATCTCAGCCTTATAGCCGTGCTTCTCGCACAAGTCTTCCACCTGATGAATGAGGTCAAAATGATATATACCCTTCAAAGGCTTTCCGTACACATCATTCTCTTTCTCGGTGCGTTCAAGCTGGTCGATTGTCAGAATCTGTACCTTAGATGTTTCGAAATCCAAGAACTGATTCATGTTATCACTCTTCAACTCTGGCTGCTTTGCAACCGCTACTTCATTTACTCTTGGCTGTGCCATCAAATTCATTGCCATTGTGTTCATTGTTGTATCTCCTATTTTTAATACATTAAACAAAATAATTATTACTATATATACTATTAATCTTCAATATCATTGAGAACCTCCATGTGTTGCGTTTCTCCTACCAACTCAACATTCTGCGAAAGGTTCTTTGTGCTAAGAAATACCCATTTAGGTATGATGCAAAGATTATAGTTGCTATCTAAAGCATCATCCTTGATAATTAGTTTAGACTTAGGCACGAATACCTTAGTCTTACCTTCTTTGCCTTCAAAGAGAAAAATCTGAGCATTCTTTGATTGCTCCATCATTTCATCCTTGCGACAACGGAACTTAACTAATGTTGTTACTATCTCCATATTACCTCCTTTTTTAGTAAGCGAGCCAGATAACAGCATACGCTAAGATAATTCCACTAGCGGCGAGCATTGCTGCTTGTACCGCATCTTTTACATCTTCGGTTCTCCAATTACATGGATTCATCATGTCTTTTTCTTTTTTCATTTTTCGTATCTCCTATTTTTAATTTATTAATAATATCTACATTAATTATATGTATCAAAAGCTATTTTATTAACTTTGATACCGCAAAATTAATAACTTTCTCTCAGACTACCAAATTTTCTAATAGCTATTTTTAGTTTATTAATACGTACTATTAGTTTTTTAATAGATTTTAAGTGAATATCTCATTTTTTCTTTATAATTTTGCGGCGTAAAAGGAAAGTGCTATTTTCCAAGCTAAGAAAAGAATCATATATGCCCAATCAACACAAGTGAAAGGGTTCGATATATAAACCAAACGGAATGATTGATAGCACCTTTCATCTGTTTGGTTTTTACATTAATATATATATATAATGATGAAAAGAATAAGAATAGGAATACAAGAAGCTAAGTTTGCTCTGAGCGACAAGAATCGCTTAGATGCCTTCTGCTTGCTTCTTAAAATAAAGCTCTTATTCCGCTCATCAGACCTTAATCTTGTGTCATACAATCATTGCGCCAAGCTTTTGCATATTGACAATAATAAATTAAAGAGACTGCTTGAATATGGTTGCAAGATAGGGTATTTCCGTTTTGAAGAGAAAAATGGAAAGAAGAGATTCATTGCACGTAGCATACATTCAAATAATGGATATAGTTATAAGCTTCGCAAGGATGATTTGACGAAGATGACATTCCCTGCTCTCAAAAACCTTTTGAGAAGAATTGTCATGGAGAACCAAGTTAGAATGCAAGAAGACGTAATCAATACGCACAATAAGGGGACGAATGGGAGAAATGCGAAGACTATTCGCAAGGCTCTCAAACGTGAAAGTCGTATGTTGAGGAAGAAGTTCAGTGATAACAAAGGTTTATCTTATGACAGAATCAAGGATGTTATCTATGGTACGATGTACCAAGCGTTCAAAGTTACAAATCAGCTTGTAAACAAGGGTATCATCAATAAGCGCACAAGAATCAAGGAAGTAAGGTGCGATGCAAAGGTATGTACCAATAATATGGCTATTACGGATTTTGAAGGTTCTATAATAGTGATAAGCGCAAAAAATAGAAGTGCATTTTCCATTGAATCGAATATTTATCGTATGCAGATGGACGATGCTATATCAATATCTCGTCATGGTATGAAAAGAAAGGAGGCAAAAATGTAGTTTATGTAAAATCAAAAATAATAAAATAAGGGATGAGGGCTTTAATAAAATTTATTCCCTTATAGGGGCGACAGCCCCAAGAAAGAATTAACTAACGGGCGCACATATGCCCCCACCCGATTATATAATAACACAGGAGATACAAAATGGAGAAAAAGAAAAATTGGCTCGATACTTACCTCACGCCAGCAAAAGAACTTGTTGGATATGAGTGCTACGTAAGTTGTGATTATGAAGATAAGTTCGCAACAGGAAAATTTTCAGTTATCATTATAAGGAACGGAGAAGTTGTAGCAAATGAAATGAATCACATCTATTGCGCTTCAAAGGCGGTCGTTATCGTAGAAGCAACGCTGTTTATGATGCAAAAATGCGAAGATGCCGATATTATCACAATACATTCTGAATATTTTAAGAATTACTTTGCCTTTTTTCACGAGGCGAGAAAGGCTAACGCACAAACAAAGAAAAACTATCTGAGCTTATACAAAAGCTTTAGAAAGGATGCGGAAGTAATCTTTGACCTCACTACTTGGTGTAAAAGAAATAAATACGATGATGAGGTTGAGAAAATGTTAAGCGATAACTAAACTATAGGAGATATGCAAGATGAAAAATGAAACGAAATTAAAGAAGCTGATGTCTTTCTTAGATGAGAACGGCATTAAGTACACTACACCTCGAAAGAGAAAAGAGGGAAGTGCTCACCTCTTCATCGGTCAGTACATGATTGCTGTAAAGATAGAGGGTAAAGATGATACATTGTTCTTCAATAAGCATAAGAGAGGAAAGCATCCTTTCTTTATCAGAACTTCGGAAACCCCGAAGTTCATTATTGAAAAGATGCAGAATCTGATTACAAGAATGATGTTAATACAACAAAAACATTTCATGGAACAAAAAAAATAATTATATGGAAAAACTTAATTTTAAGCTAGAGTTCGCCGATAATGGGGTTATTGTCACAGATAATAGCTCTGGCTCTGTAAACGTCTATCAAGAAAAAGAAGACGGCAGTTATCACGAATATACGAAGAGAGCTATCAGCGAATCCGTAGATGACATCATTGCTCATCTTTTGCTTGATGGCACGGAAAACTTGAAGCAGAAGTCGATTTATAAAATCAAAATTGAGATAAGATAATATGTTATACCAAAAGAAAGAAAAGAAGCCGAATACGGCAATTAAGTATGAGGTACGTGAGTTCATTCACGGCGGTATTGAATATGCAACAGATTGCCCTTTCGGTGAATGTGGTCGATATACGCACGCTCTAAATAAAGTCGGTGCTATTGAATGCAATCTTTGTAGGTATCAGAAGAAAAATAATACAGAAGCAAGGGTTGTAAGATGTATGCATCCGTAATTACAGGAATTAGCAGTTGATAAACTTTTTAAAAAGTAAGAATTATGATAGAATCAATGAAGATACGTGAAGGGTTGGTATTTACCTTGTCTATAGAACCAAATCAGGTGATTGTTATAGGTAACAACAATAAACTCTATGTTTACAATATTGAGGAAGGTAAATATGCGCTTATCAATGTGTACCCTCTTAGATTGAAGGTAATTAAGGTTGATAAATCTATTGTTGAATGCAATATTATAGCAGACGAATACAATATTCCATATAAAAAGAATATCCCTATTCAGTTTGAAGAGATTGCAAAAAACGGCACTATCGTTACAGAGGAAAAGGAAGAAATGGTTAATCACCCTAACCATTACGCTTGGCTAAAGGAACTCTGCGGCATAGAGCCGATTGATATTTGCCGACACCTTGATTTTAACTGTGGCTCGGCAGTAATGTATCTCTTACGCAAGGGAAAGAAGGAAATGAATCTTTCCGAACGTGAACAGAGAGTGCAGGATTTGAGCAAAGCAATCTTCTATCTAAAAGATGAGATAAAAATGTTAGAAAATCAAAAATAGTAAAGATATGAAAGAGTTGATAAAGAAAGAAACCATGACCTCGCTTGAAATTGCCGAGGTTACAGGTAAGCGGCATTCTGATGTTCTTGAAGCTATCAGAAACATGGAAGCTGCTTGGGAAAAAGTAGCCCAACGGAAATTTCCGCTCGGCTCATACAAGGACGCAAACAACCAAGACCGCCCTTGCTACATTCTAAACAAAACCGAGTGCTTGTATGTCGCCACTAAGTTCAATGACGAGGCAAGAGCGAAATTGATTCTTCGTTGGGAAGAACTAGAAATCAAACAATGTGAGCAATATCAAGTGCCACAGTCTTTTGCCGAGGCTCTGATGTTGACTGCAAAACAGCAACAAAAAATTGAAGAGCAACAGAAACAACTTGAAGCAAGCTCAAAGGAAATCGTAGAGTTGAACGGCGCTATATCCGAGATGCAACCAAAGGTAACTTATGTAGATAAGATTCTATCAAGCAATGAGACTGTAACGACAACGCAAATTGCACAGGACTACGGTCAGTCAGCAAAGGCGTTCAATGTCTTGCTTCGTAATTTTGGCATTCAACATAAGGTTGGCGGTCAGTGGATATTGTACGCAAAGTACCTTCCTTATGGTTATGTGCAATCTGATACTGTACCTATCGTTCATCGAAACGGAACGAATGGCTCGGTGATGCACACAAAATGGACTCAGAAAGGAAGATTGTTTCTTTACGAGGAGTTGAAGAAGCATGGCAACTTACCTCTCATAGAGCAAAATCAGCAATGAAGATAAGCAAGGCTCTTATCAGACAAATTCGCTGCGACCTCCTTTCGCATACAACCGATGCGGAGAAGGCTGCGGCGAAAATCTGCACTCTATTAGGATATAAGGTGATACCACAGCAACCGATAGTCACGGGCAGAAAGCTATACTTCGCTGATATATATCTGCCCGAGATAAAAACTATAGTAGAACTCGATGGTGGCTACCATTTTACCAAAGACCAAAAGCGCAAGGATGGTAACCGCTCTTCGGGTATATGGCGGCTCGGGTATCATGTGGTAAGATTGAGTAATCACGATGCTAGGAATCCGAAGAAGGTTAAGGCAAAGATAGATATGATACAACGCAAGGCAAAGTAACCAATAATATTGGCTATCTTGCCTTTTATTTTTGTTTCTTAATAACTATACATAAATTAAAAGAAAACCGCTTAGACCGCAAGAAAATCGCCAAAAATAGCATTTGTTTACACAGCTTCTATTATTTATTATTATTTTACTAATAGAAATAGTAATTTTGCAATCAGAAATTATTTATTTATTAACGTTTAAAACAGAATTACTATGACAATAAAAGAAAAAGTGCTTGCTTCTGCCAAAACATCATTTGCAAAGTATGGTTTGAAGAAGGATGAACTTTCAAAGCTGGTTGACCTGATTGTTGCAAGTCGTGGTCTAACAGATGAGTCAAAGGACGAGGATGTAACGAGTGCTATCTCGGCAGTTGAACCTTATGTTGGTATGATGCAATCATCATTCAATCGTGCGGTCAGTGAAACAACGAAGAAATTCGATGGATGGATTGACCCTAACGACCCTAACCATAAGCCTACTCCACCAGTTCCTCCTACTCCTCCAGTACCTCCAACAGGGCTTACGCAAGAGCAGGTTCAGCAGATGATTGCCGAGGCTACCAAAAGTACCCAGAAAGCAGTTAGCGAAGCTGTAGCCGCCGCCATTGCCCCATACAAGGAAAAGGAAGAAAGAGCACGTCTTGATGACCTTTTCGGTAAGAGCGAAAAATTGAAGGACGTTCCGCAGCAGTTCCGTTCACGTTATCAGCTCGACAAGGAAGAGAATCTTGAAACTCTCGCACAGCAATGTGCCGATGATTGGACAGCATTGAAGCAGTCACTTGTAGCAAACGGCAATTTTGTTGAAGCACCCAAGGCAACCTCTCCCGAAGACGAGCAGAATGATTTCATTACAAAAATGCAAGGCTTCTCGGAGCGTAATGCTCCAAAGGAGTAAGGCATTATCAATGAATTATGTTAAACTCTTTAAAAGAAGAAAATTATGTCAAACAGAGGCTATTTTTTGCATAGAACCAAGCCAGAGGATATCAAGGAAGCACTTTGGCTTGAAGAGCAGTGCCTTCGCCGACAAGGTGGTTATGACCTCGACCGCACCAACCTTCCAGCTACTTTAAAGTTTGTAGCGAAGGGTACAGTTCTCAGACTTGTAACTGGTGGTAAGGCACAGGTTGTAAAGACTGCAAAGGTCACAGAAAAAGCAGCCAAGGCTGCTACAACCTTAAAGATTGCTAGTGGTTCTTTATTCCAGGTTAATGATAAGATTGCTGGTGCGACCATTTCGGCAATTACTTCTTCCGATGGTGTAGATACATTAACTGTATCAGAACTCGCTAACGAAGTTGCCGCAAATGCGATTGTATCGGATTACGATAAGACCAAGGACGTACTTCTTGGCTTCTCATATGATACTCTCGATGTAAGAGACCAAGAGTCTTCTATCGCAGCTACTCCTACCTTACAGGTAATGGAGGTAGAGGAAGATTCACTCCCTTATCCTATCAATGATGAGATTAAGGAAGGTATCAGAGCAAATGGTATCGCTTTGTTTAAGATTCAGTAACCTTTAAAAGTGGAGATTATAGATTATGAATAGTATTTTGAAGAATCTGCAAGACCCAAAGTCTTTTCAGACCTACATTGACGAATACATGAAGACTTCCACCTACAAGGCTGAGTGGAAGAACGAGTTGAAGCCTGTTGAGTATTGTGCTGCAAAGGTATATCAGGCAAATATGGCTACCTATGCTGCTGCTATGGTTGGTTCTGTTGTCGCTAAGAACGCAGAGCGTCCATTGCATACTATGCCTGATTGGGGTCAGCTTACTGGCTCTATCGGTCGTATCGCCGATGAGTGGGAGCTTGATAACGATTACCTCGAACAGATGCACCTCTTGGAGGGTAAGTTTAATGATATGTCGGGACGTGGCGGTTATACACAGTCACAGCTCAATGCTAAGTACGATGAACTTATCAAGTACTCATTCAAACCTTTTGAGTTGGCGGTTATCTCTCCTCATAAGCGTATTGATATGTTGTACTTCGAGGGATTGTTCAAGGGTACTCAGACTGTATCACGTACCAATAACTCTAAGGCTAACGTATCTTATACCTTTAATTTGGGTGTTAAGCAGCTTTCTGCTACCACAAATTGGGGAATGGAGAACGCAACTCCTATTGAGGATATTAAGAAGTTGAAGGACGAGGCTCGCAAAAAGGGTCGTAAGATTCTGCGTCTTCGTATGTCTGAGAACACATTCTTCGCAATGTGTAAGGCAAAGGAGATTAAGGACACCTTCCGCTTGAACCTCGGTCAGATTACCATCAGTCCTACTGCACCGATGATTAGCGTTGACCAGATGAATATCTATCTGCGCTCTATCCTCTTGCCAACAATTCAGATTGATGAAGATAAGTTTGTTGAGCTGCCTGACAAGACAGTCTTTAACCTTATCCCAGATAACCGAGTTGTTGCGATGTGTGCCGATAAGGTGGCTGTACCTAAGTGCGCAGAGTGCTTGGAGGCTATTGACCCAGTTGATGGTGTTTCTTACTCTACATACGATAACAACCTTATCGGTTATTGGAGAGATAAGAAGGGTTATCATCTTACCAACGAAATGTGGATGCAACCAGTATTCGATGGTATCGAAGACTTCTTTATCTTGAAGGTTGGTGCTTAATGCACTGACCCTCAGTTATGGATATATTGATTTAATAAGTGAAACTTCATAAGATAACAAGATTAGCATGACAATTTCAGAAGCCATAGCAAGCGAGATTCAGCCTTTCTCTACCTCTGATGAGACTTTGGAGAAGATGTTTATTGATGCTGCTGATAAGTTTAGCATCACGGCATCCGTGGCTGATGAATACTCTGTAGCGGTAAAGAAACCCGTAGCCTATGCGGCTATGCGTATCCTCTACAAGATGAATCCATTATCAAGTGAGAATGTTGGCGGTATCTCTCAGAGTTACAAGAACGACAAGAATCTCATTGATAAAATGATTAAATCTATTGCGAAGGATGCTGGATTGGATGCTGACCTTGTTATTGATAGTACTTCTGATGATTATTGGGTTCAGAGTGTGAAGGTATGGTAATCAAATAGATAGCGTATGAACTTTGACGATATACTTAAAGTAAAAGGTGCTCCACAAGATGGCTTTGATGAGGACGGAAATCCTATCGAACAACCAGAAGAAGAATGGCAAACCTTTGGAAAGTGCGTTATTTTGCCTAATTCGCAGGCGAAGATTATCACTCTGGCAGACGGGCAGCAGTACGTGTATTCACACGAAATCTATGCTCCTCTCTCAAAAGCAAAATACCCTCTCATACCGAAGGAAGGCGAAAAGGTTTGGATAACCAAGAAAGATGGCACGATTGATAAGGAAATGGAGGTTAAAGGCTTCGTAACCTTAAAGAAACGCTATCTTAGAATTTGGCTCTAATAGGCGGCAATATGGCAAAGGTTGAATTACAAATCAAAGGTCGTGAAGCCTTACAGAAAAGGCTGAACGAAAAGAGGCAGCAGATTATCAGTTATCTTAATATGCGTTTGATGCAACTTGCCGAAGAAGCGGTCACCTACTCTAAAGAAAACAAAGGTTATCAAGACCGAACTGCAAATTTGAAGAACTCAATTTCTTTCGCTCTCTACCTTGATGGGCAACTCATTACCTCGGCAGTTGGTAAGATTCCAAAGGCAGAAGAAGCGGAAGAAGGACAGGAGGGCGTAAGTGCTGCACTCAGTGAGTATGCACTGAAAGAAGGTGTAGTAGCACCCAAAGGGTACTCTCTCGTTATTGTTGCTGGTATGAACTATGGTAAATACGTAGAAGATAAAGGCTACAATGTCTTACACCTTACAAAGTATTTCCTTCGTGACGAAATGAAGAAGATTTTTGAAGAAGTAGCTGAAATGATTAAAAGCGATAGTTAGATATGATACTCGGTGATACAGCCGTTACGGCATTATTTAAGTATCTCAATGATAATGTTGAGAGAATAGGCATAAAGAAAGGTCGTATCTTTAAATATGAGATACCCGAGAAGTTGGCGGTTTGTGATTATATCGCAATCAATCATCTTCCCTTTGTGTATAGTGATGCTATTAATGAGGGTGTAGTGAATTTGAATATTCATTGTCCTAAGACCTTATCAAATCTACCTAACATAAAGAAGCTCTCTGATTACTCGGAGAAGATTCTTTCTCTGTTTGGTGACGGTACTTACCTCGGTGGCTGTTACTTCGATTTCTATTCTATCTCTCGCCCTACTCGTGATAGTGATAACACTTATTACATCAATATAAAATTTAATGTAACGTATAATAATTTAAAAGAATAAAACTATGGCAAAGAATGGTGTATATGGCTTGGAAAGCTTCAGTTTTGCCGATTGTGTCGAAAATGGCGGCTACCCAACAACATGGAGCGACAAAATTAAGGCTGTCGTTTCTGGTAGCTTGAGTTTTAACGACCAGGCAGCACAGACATCGGATGTAGAGGTTGAGGATTCAGAAGACCCTTACGCAGTGCTGACCACATCAGCAGCAACAAAGGGCTTTATCTTGCAGACATACGATTTCTCAGAAGAAAACTTTACGAAGCTTCTTGGTTACACAAAGGATTCTGGTACTGGTGGTAAGGATGCTTGGTTGAATGAGCTTCCGCAAGAAACCGAGATTTACAAGGCTGTACAGATTGTAACAAAAGATTTGGATGATATTCCTTCTCGTACCTTCCAGTGGTCTAAGATGAAACTTACAATCACTCGCAGTGGTTCTATCGGTAAGAGTGGACTTCCTAATCTTAACATTGAGTTCCGTCAGATGGCGGTATTCGATGCAAAGGGTGACAAGAAGAGCGGTCATCGCAATATCCTCACAAAGGATATTAGTGCTGCGGCTATTGCGAAGTAAGTAAAGCTTTTATCTTTTATATGATTTAAAATTAAACTTCAAAAGGCGGTGAGGTAAGGGAACTTTCCCAAGCCGCACCGCTTTTTATGTTATAAAACATATTTTGATATGAAAACATCAGATAAGGAAAAGGTAGCAAAAACGCTTTCCGAGGCATCTGTAAAGATTAAGGTTGGTATGTTTCGCTTTAAAGTGAAGCCACTTACCTTTATGCAGATTTATGAAATGGGTGTATTCGGTAACTCTATCAAAGAACCAACATGGAAAGAAGGCGATATGATGAATATCATCCCTCTTTTGTTTGAGCACTCTGAGACGGCTCGTTTAATGAGCGAGATTTTTATCGTGTGCGCCTTTCGAAAGAAGTGGGCACGCAAGGTATGGGGGCGATATATACGCAAGCACCTTGATATTATGGCATTCAATGAGCTTGTGAAGTTTATAAGTGGTTCTTTCAATGCAAATTTTTTCTTAACCTCTATAACTTTCCTAACTCAGACGAAGATAATGACGGAGCCGAAAACGACTCCCCGTGGGCAACAATCGGAGAAGTAATGAAGTACTTTCGTATGAGTTACGAGGAGGTCGTATTTAATCGCTCATACCTTAATATTATTCTGCTTAACCGCTCGATTCCGCCCTTTAATACAAATACCAAGGATGAACCGAGAAAAGGCAGCAGACAGCAAAAGAAGCCACAAAAAGAGTATCATAAGATAGATAAGTCAATTTCTGCTAATGATTTCTTTATGGGCATGATGTAATAATCACATAAATAAGCAAACAATATGGCAGCAGCAGATGAAATACTTGGAATCAGCGGACAGATGGATATTTCCGATATTCAAGCATCACTTGATAAGCTTTGTGATGGTTTGAATCGTGTCGGCGTTGATACAGAAGCCTTATCTCAGAGAATGAATAAGGCACTTAACGATGTGGCGCAATCCGATGAAGACCTTGCGACAAAGACCACCAAGGCTATGCAGGTTCTTAAATCTGCTATGGATGAAGCCACAAAGGGGATACAGGTAGTACCAGAAATGATTGATACTGCCAATAGACGAGTAGAAACCATTGAAGGTACTATCGGTAAACTTAACGAGCAGTTAGCTAAGACAGAAAAGGGCTCAGAGGCATTCGGTTCGCTTACAAAGCAGATTGATGCTCAAAAGCACTCTTTGGAATTGGCGAAAGGTGATGTAAAAGACCTTGTTGAATCTTATGATGGTGTTAGAAATTCTATCTCTCAGGTAAATGGTGCATATCAGGCATTAAGTGCTTTCTCGGTTGCAAGCACAAGTGCTAATAGTGTACAATCTGCAACGAATATTGCTGTAGGAGCAACGGCTACAACGGCGGCAACTGCTACCTCGGCAGAAGCGGCAGCACACGTAGCAAATGCCGAGGCGGCAACACAGAATGCCGAAGCTGAGAATCAGAACGTAGAAGCAACCAAACATCTTACAGAAGCCTTGCAACAGTATATTTCCGTTGCTTCGGGTCGTGCCGAGATTGAACGAATGCAATCTGAAAGCACAAAGGAACTTAAAGCTGATATTAAACTATATGAGCAAGCCATCAATGATATTCAGCAAAAGCTTGGCTCTACTGATTATGCTAAGAATATTGAAGAGGCAACAAAGAAAATAGAGATTCAGAAAGAGAAAATTAATAGCTATAAGGAAGCTATATCAAATCTCTCTTCTGAGGATAATCAATCTGGGCAAGGTGCTAATTACTATAATCAACTTATACAGGTAGCGCAGGATAATATAGATTCTTTACAATCTAAGATAAACGCAATGAGTGGAGAGCAGCAAAGACTTAATGCTGACCTCCGTGAGTACACGACCTTGCTTGAAGCTGCAAATCAGATACAAGGTGGAAAAGCTATCGTTCAACCTGATTCTTCATCTTCAACTGTAAGCATCAATATAGAAGATACTTCTCTATCTGAGCTTAATAATAAACTTGACGAGAGTAAGCAAAGATTGCAGGAGCTTGAAGCGGAAACCGATAAATTCAGCGGAAAGCCTCTTGGTGATAAGCAGAAAGCGGATTTGGGAAATTTGCAATCTGAGATTGAAAAGACGAAGAATAATATATCTGTATTACAAGAGGCTATTCGTGAGAAGAACGAAGAGACTTTTATTGGCAGATTACGTAATCAGATTTCCGATTCCTTGCAAAATATCTCTGATTTTGGGCAGAGTATAAAGGATAAAATCACACAGCCTATTGATGAGCTAAAATCCAAGATAAGCGGCTCTTCCATTGGTCAGCGTTTTAGCGAGGAGTTTACACAAGCAAAGTCTGGTCTCAATGATTTTAAAGACGGAATCATTAATGTAATGACTGCCAATGGTAAGTTGCAAGGTGAGATTGGTAAGGTCGGTGAAGCTTTCAAGGCTCTTGGTATTCCCGTAACGGGGTCTCTTACTGCCATCAAGTCTGTAACAAAGGCTCTATGGGGAATGTGTGCAACACCTGTGGGTGCGGTAATTGCTGCAATCGCTCTTGCTTTCAAGGCGGTGCATACATGGATGACTAAATCCGCAGAGGGTCAGAAGGTCTATACAAAGCTGATGGCTTACTTTGGTTCTCTTGCTAAGTCTATCACAGATATTGTGATTATCTTCGGAGAATACTTGTATAAGTGCTTCACAAAGCCAAACGCTCCCCTTCGTGACTTCGGTAATAACTTCGTAAAGACGTTCAAAACTGCCGTGAAAGCAGCGGTAAATCTTATTGGAGGTCTCGGAACTACCATTAAAGGTGTATTAAATATGGACTGGGACACCTTTACTGCTGGTCTTAAAAAGACTTGGGATGGAATTAAGGGTGCTGGTGAAACTGTTATTGATGTATTCAAAACACAAGTATCAGGTGTTATTGGCGCAACAAAGACTATCTATGATGCTTTTACCAATGAAGATTTATCAAAGAAGTTAGGAGCGGCATTCAATGGAATACTTACAAAGGCAGAGCAAGCGGCTTCCCTTGCAGGTAAGATTCAAGAAACGCAAATCGCTATCAATAAGAATAAGGAAACTCAGCTCAAACTTGATGGAAAAATTGCCGAGGTAAGAAATAAAATATATACCTTACAAGGAAAGGAGAAAATCGCTGCAATTGAGGAGGCAAAGGCTCTTGTTAAGCAGAAATACGATTTTCAGATAAAGCAGCAGCAACAGCTCGTTGAGTTACATGAAAAGCAAGCTAAATTGCATACTCAATCTTTGAAGGATATTGCCGCAGAGCGTGAACTTAGAATGCAAGTTCTTAGAACGCAAGTTCAGCAGAATAGCGAACAGAGAATGCTCATCAGACAAGAGGCAGCAGCAAAACGTTCTCTAGCGAATAAAGCAAAATCGGATGCTAAGAAAGATGCTACTCAACAGAAGCAGATTAATTCAGCAGAAGGGAAGCTTGATGATGTTATCTATAAGAATGCTTATGAAAGAGCAAAAGCTTGGCAATCTTTGGAACAGGAGGTAACCGATGCAAAGATTAAGGCGATGAAAGAAGGCGAAGAGAAGGTTATTGCCGAGCGCAAAAGAGAGCTATCCAAAGAAATTGAGCAGATTGAAGAGCGAAAGAATGCAGCTATCAAGGCAGAGCGTGACCGACAGAAAGCTGAATTTGACGCACAGCAGTCTGTTATTAAGGCAAAGGGTGGCAAGGCTGAGACTTGGGATGATAAGAACCATCTTGATTCAAAGAATATTCAGAAGATTACCGAGCAGTACACCATCATTGAACAGAAGACTGTAGAATTATATAATAATGAGATTTATGCTGATGAATTAAAATCATATCGTGAATACCTGAAGGAGTATGGCAATCTCGAACAGCAGAAGCTCGCCATCGTTGAGGAATATAACGAGAAAATCAAAGAAGCAAGGGCAAAGGGTAATATTTTCGAGGAAGCAAAGTTGAAAACTGACCTTGAAGAGCAGCTAAAGAAGCTCAACTTTAATGATTTCAAGGATTCTATCAACTGGGATTCTGTTTTCTCTGATATGGGAAGATTGAGCAAATCTTATCTCGAAGACCTAAGAAAAAAGCTCAAAGACCTTCTCGGTTCGGGTACTCTTGATATTGATGATATGAAGGTTGTATCTGAACAGATTGGTAAGATTGATGATGCTATTTCTGAGCAGACCGATAAATGGGGTTGGTCTAACGAGAAGGTGCGTGAATATAATCGGCTCTTACAAGAGGCTGCTGATGCACAAGAGCGATTAAGAAAAGCTACAGTAGAGCAATATAATGCACAAGAACAGCAGTCTTCTACGAAAATTGCTATACAAAAAGTCTTTGCGGAGACGGGGGTATCTGTAAGCACCAATAAGATAACCTCTCAGAATAAGAGCGCACTCTTTAATGAGAATAAGATGAATCTCAGCAACGAACAGCTCGAAAAATTAAAGAAACTCTTTGATGAGCTCGCTGTTTCTGAGGTAAAAGTCGGAAAGGCAACAAAGGACGTAAAGAAGGCACAAGAAGATGCAAATGTATCACAAGATAAGGCAAGAAAGTCAATTAAGCAGATTGCTAATGAATGGGCAGAAAGCATCGGTAACGTTGCTAAGAAGCTACAAGAAGCAAGTGAATTGATTGATGTTCTCGGCTTCGGTGATTCAGACCTTGGAAAGAAGCTTAAAAGTGGTGCAGATGCCTTCAATAAGGGTTCGCAAGCGGCATCAGACTTTGCTACGGGCAACTATATCGGGGCAGCTATTAACGGCATAGGGGCTATCAAATCGCTTGGTAGTGCTTTTGGTATCGGCAATGGAAGTAATGCGAAGGAGGTTGCCGAGACTACGAATCGCCTTACAGAATCAAACGAGCGATTGCAATACTCTATTGAGCAGTTGAAGAGTTCGATTGATAAGACTTCGGGAATGAGTGCCGTCAGCAATTATCAAAAAGCCTATGATGCACAGAAGCAAATCAATAAGCAGAGTATGGAAATTCTTCAAGCACAGATGGGTTACCATGGCTCGCATCATTCTAATGCTTATTATTGGAATCTGTCGGCACAGGATTATGCTGCTATCAATCGCACGTTGGCACAGCAATCAGCAGTAAGAGGCGGTTATGTTAATTCTACGATAAGCAAGGTAAATTCCTTGGAGGATATTTATAAGCTCACTCCAGAGCAGATGAAGGATATTCGCACATACAACCAAGATGTATGGAAGAATATGACCGACCAAGGTAAATATGATAAAACTGAATATTGGGAGAATTATACCGACCTTGCCGAGAAGCTTGAAGAGCTGACTGATAAAATCAATCAGAATCTTACGCAGACAACCTTCGATTCGTTAAAGGACAACTTTATTAGCAATCTTATGGATATGAGTAAATCGGCGCAAGATTTCGCAAATGATTTCACAACGATGCTCAATAAGTCAATGCTTAACTTTGCCGTTGATGATATTGCAAACAAGAGACTTAAAGTCCTTTATGAAAAGTGGGCTGATAAGATGAAGCAGGGACAGCTTTCGGATGATGATTTGAATGCTCTTAAAAAAGAGTACGATAACATCGTTAATGAAGGTTTAAAGATAAGAGATAATATTGCTGCAATAACAGGGTATAAGGAGGCGCAATCTCAGCAGACGGCAACGGGCAAGGCTATCGAAGCTATCACCGCAGACCAAGCAAGCAGCCTTATCGGTATCGGTTATGCGGTGCAAATTGCCCAAGAGCAAGGTAATGAGGTTCGTAAGGCTATCGCAGTTGATGTTTCTTTCTTGCGCATCTATGCTGAGCAGACATATAATAATATCTCTGAAATGCGAGATATTCAGTATCAAGGATTACAGCAGTTGGAAGCAATCAATAAGAATACTGCCCCTATTATATTGATACGTGAAGACATCGCAAGTATGTATAAATTAATGAAGGATAAGTATTAAGTTATGAAGAATGATGCTTTTATAAAATTGGTCGATGAAGCGGATACTGCTTACATTGACCTTGATACTTTCGGTATTACATTGGTAAGGGGTTGGCGAGAAGCTCTGCTGACCCCAGCCCCAGTAAAAAGCTATGTAACTAACGATAGTCGATTGGAACATGGACAATCGGTTATCGCTACATCGAAGTATGCAAAGAAAGATAAGCGTGAAGTAAGTATCTCTTTCTTTCTTGAAGGTAGTTCAGAAGAAGATTACTTACAGAAGTATGAGGCTTTCCTTGATAAGATAGCTTATTCGGGTGAATTTTGCTTGAAAGTTCCTCGCCTAAAGAGGGTTTTTAAACTTGTTTACACGCAATGCTCGCAGTTTGGTGATTACGGTCTAAAAAGAGGTAAATTTGTACTCAAATTAACGGAGTATAACCCGAATAATAGAATTAAGTTATGATTAAGATATATGATATTAACGATAAATTGCTGATGCAAGCAGAAGTAACATCAGCGGCTAAGAGAGAACAGGAAATGTCTAAGTCAGATTACATTTCTCTGTCTTTCTCTGCTGCTGAGAAGGTTATTCTGCCCATTGGTGCGTATATCAATTATACATATAAGATTGATAAAGTAAGAGAGGTTACTAGGAAGTTTCTTCTCTTGGAATCGTATGAGCCTACTCAATCAGATGAATGCTCTTGGAAGTACACTCCTCAATTCCAGCATCCGAAGATGATTCTATCGAAGACCCCATTCTTTATCTATACTCGTAATTCACAGAATGTAGAGGTAAAGCAAAATGTATGGTCTTTCGTAGGTACTACATCTGCACTTAGCGAAAAAATAAAAGATTTCCTTAACAAGGATTTAATGTTTGGCGAATGCGGATGGAAAGTTATCTTTTCAAATGTAACGGCAAATACTGTCAATGTATCATTCAGCGATAACGATTTTATTTCTGCACTTACAGCAATTACAAATGCTATTGGAGATAACTGCGAATGGCATATTGACTATGATGATGAAATTATCTACATCGGTAAGGTCTTAATCGGTGCAACTCCTGTCGTTTTAGAGGTTGGAAAGAATGTAGGTGTACCAAGTATCAATAATAGCAAAGAAGGCTACTATAACGCTTTCTCTATCTTCGGCGGTACTAGAAATATTACACAAGTAAATAGCAAAGGTGAGAATGTTTCATCTGGCGATATTCGTCTGCAATTAGATGAGGGCAATGGTACAATATTAATAGACGGAAAGGAACGCTCCTACTCTATTGATAAGTATTCTACCCTTGACCTTAGAGCGGATAAAACGAAAGAACCTCTCTTTACGAAGGTGCTTGATTTTTCTCAGATTTATCCTTCGCTCAATACCTATGTATATAATGTACGTGGGCGAGTTAAGTATGTGCTTGATGATAATAATAAGAAAATACCTATTTCTTATAATGCTGATGGCTCGGTTAAGGAATATAAGACCTTTACAGTATGGTATATGAAATTGGCTTATCCTGCTACAGAAAAAGTAGAAGGAAAGACAATTATCAATACAACAGTTGATGATGGCGTTACTCATTATTGGTATGACTTTGAGGTTACAGATGATTTGCTTATCAATGGTAAGAATATCGGATGCTCATTTGAACCAAACTTTAATACGGGTGCGCTTTCTACTCCACTTGCTGGTCGTGGCTCTAACGGCGAATATGTAGGCTTTGAACTTATCTATCATAAAGAGGCATCATCCTCGCATACGTCAGATGATGTTAGTGATAGTAATTTCTCTGTATTGGCTGGTGATTACGAAATTATCTATCAAGAGGATAATGAGGTCATTATACCTACAAATGAAGCAGAAATGCTCATTCCTCGTGGAGAAAGCAAACCTTCTTTGAAGTGTAATATCACGGTACTCTATAATATTGCAATGGCTGATACTATCTATTACGAGGATGCTCAAAATAGATTGTTAGAGAAAGCAAAGGAGGAGATTGTGCGATTACTCTCTGATTTGAATAACTATGAGGTTAAATCATATTCTGATGTATTCTTGGAAGATAACCCTCAACTACAAATCGGTCAGAGTATAACGTATAAGGACGGACACGGATATGAGCTTGCGACAAGAGTGTTGAAGCTATCGACTAATATTGATTACGACTTTATTCAGTCGATTACAATAGGCAATCAAGTAATTAAGGGCACTATCACGCAGCTCAAAGAAGACGTACAGACAATTATTGCGAGCGGAGGAAGTAGCGGTAACGGAGGTGGATATTCCGTTTCCCAGCTAAGAAAACTCATTGCGAAGTACGGAAGTGATAATTTTATATCTAAGCAGTTCGATGACATTGCAAAAGGCACTATCACTTGGGAAAAGCTCCAGAAGTTCTTGAAGGGAATGAAGGTCGGGGCGAACGGGGATTGGACTCTTGACGAACTAGATAACACCCATCTAACCACAGATTATCTACAAGTCAGAATGAAAGCAATCTTCGAGACCTTGGAAATATTGCATACAGACACATTGGGTGGTGAATTGTTCATCACCCCAGTAGGCAGTAACCGAATATTGAAGGTTGAGGAGGTGAATATTACCTATGATGGTGTTAGTCAGAAGGCTTACAGATGCTACTTCCTTGGTGAGCAAGATGGCTCAAAGGTGGAGAATAAATGGAAGGTTGGAGACCAAGCAAGGAGCAAGAGCTTCAATCTTACGGCAGGAAAGTATCATAACGTAGGCAACCATTACTATTGGAGGCTAGTCATCGGTGTGTCTTCCGAGGCAGTGGAGATAGATGGCAAGAAATATCATTATGTGGATTTATCGGACATCGACAAGGACGCAGCCAGCGATGAGCCTATGGTTGATGACATTCTGAATCAGTGCGGTAATAGAACGAACATCACAAGGCAAAGTTGCTTGGTATTCTCTGCCGTTGACACCTATTCCCCTTGCATAACACTCTATCACGGAGTTGACGGCTACACCTTTAATAACAAGGAGTATGTGAACTATGGCGTGAACCATTCCACGAACAAGGCTTTCTTCCACGTCTACGGAGATATGTACTTCGGAGACCGACCTACTAGTGCCAATAACTACGAGGGTGAATCCTATGTCAAGTTTGATAGCGAGACGAAGAAAGTTACCATCAAGGGAGAATTGGATATAAAGTCCACCTATGATGGCAAAACCTTGGATAAGTATATCGCAGACAAGAGACGCATTTTCGGTTCACAGCCAGTTCCCCCATACGACGTGAACGATATGTGGGTCAATGCCACCTATCCTAGCGATGGAAGTACCTACAAGAATGAAATCTTGAAGTGTTCCACCGCCAAGGCAGAAGGAGAAAAGTTCGATATTGCCGATTGGAAATTGGCTAGCAAGTATACCGATGACACGAAGGCAGAGGAAGCCAAGAAAGCTGCTGAGAAGGCGCAAGAAGAGATTAAGACGACACAGAGCAACTTGAATACCCTCGGAACGACCGTATCTAACAACAAGAAGGCTTTCGATGATTTTACCTCTGATGGCTACTTGGATAGCTCGGAGATTGCGGCTATCGCACAGGATAGCAAGCGACTGGAGGATGATTATAATGCAGCCGTTGAGTCGTATAATAATGTTGTTGGCTCTAAGTTCTTGTTGGATAAGGATGGTAATGAAACGACCTATAAAACGGATTTGGTTTCAGCTAAGGCTACACTCGATAGCGCAAAAAATGAACTCATTACCTATCTTTCTGACATCGTAAGCAGATACAACGCTTCTGATTCAAATGGAAAGGCTACCATCAAGGCGGCTGCGGCTCAGAAGTATACCAACTTCACGAATGCTTATAAGGCTTTCTACGACAAGCTGGGTGTGGCGAACAACTATATCACGTCTAATCTGTTTGATGGTCTCAATACTAAGCTCATCACTAATATGGCTGGTCTTGAATACATCAAGGCTGCTCTTGTTGATGGAGACACAGTAGTCAAGGGTGGTCTTATCCTCTCCACATTGATAGCCTTACGTAACGATAAGGGAAATGTTACCGCAGGTATCAATGGAGCGGACACGAAGGAGAATGGCATCGCCCTTTGGCTAGGTGGAAAGGCTATCGACAAGCAAGCCTCCACGACAACAGAGGAAGAGAAGAAAATTGCTGCCAAGTCCCTCTTGCGCTTTGACGGAACAGGCTATTTCGCAAATGGAAACCTTTGGTGGGACGCAGACGGTATTTTGCACGCAGACCCGACATCTTTCATTATCAACAAGAATAATGTTGGTGTTCAGCTTGCTCTCTTCGCTCCTATATGGAAAAGCGGAACTACAGATACGACAAAGTTGGCAAACGTCTTGTCTATCGACCCACAGAAGCCGTTCACTCATCTTGACGTATCGGGTAACGTGACAACCGAAGGTAGCTTAAAAATTGGTGGAATCTATCTATCGTATGATAGTGCCAACAATGCCCTTCGACTATCCAAGGATGCGGCAGGAAAGGAGGCTGCTAACTTCTATGCTCTTGGTGGTATTACCGCATACGGAAAAGGTGCAGGTACTACTGGCGGTGGCGGATTGAATGCAAGCGTAATCAGCTATGCGAGAATCATAAAGGGAGACTATACGGATGCGGACTTGACTAGCATTCCGAATGCCTATGCTATAAAGGCTCTCAGCAGCCGAATTGACAACATAGCCACAGAACTTGGCGGTCTTAATCTCTCTTGGAATAACATCACGGGTAAGCCATCAACATTCACACCTAGTGCGCATACCCATAAGTGGACAGAAATCACTGACCGCATCACGAAGGTAAGCCAGCTTACCAATGATAAAGGGTATCTGACTGCTCATCAGTCTCTCGCAAGCTATTATACCAAAGCGGAGATTGATGCAAAGGGCTATACTACCAATAAGGGTACTGTTACATCTGTAGCTCTTACCCTTCCTACTGGTTTGACGTGCGCAACTAAGACTATCACAACAAGCGGTACGTTTGCTATTAGTCTTGCTTCGGGTTATTCTATACCGACAACGGCAAAGCAGACGGCTTGGGATGGTGCGGTATCAGCAAAGCATACTCATAGCAATAAGTCTGTACTGGACGGCATTACATCAACGAAGGTAACTTGTTGGGATAGTGCCTATGACTGGTACGCCCTTATAACTACTGACGAGGAGACTGCGGACGGCGTTATCAATAAGTGGAACGAGGTGGTGAGCTTCCTCGCCAATATTGCGCAGACAGACACTTTAAGTGGTATCGTTGATGGAATCAATAAGTCTATATCTGACGAGGTAACAAGAGCGAAAAAGGCAGAAGGGGTGAACGCTTCGGGCATATCCACCAACAAGACGAGTATCACCACCTTGCAGGGCTACTTTACAAGCGGTTCAGCGAAAAAGGCTCTCCAGCTCACGAATACTCGCAAGCTTTGGGGTAACTCGTTTAACGGTACTGCCGATATTAACGGAAGTATCATCGTGCCTGACGGAAAGTACATCTCCATCGGCAACATAAAGATGGAGTATGATGCAACCAATAAGGCGTTGAAGATTACGAACACTACGACTAACGAGGTGGCAAACCTCTATACTAGTGGTGGTGTTTCTGCCTATGGTGTTGGGACATCCTCATCCAGTGGTGGCGGCTTGAACGGCAGTGTGAAGAGTTATTCAAATGCCTTGAAGCTTACATCAGAATCGCTGAGTGAGATTGCCTCTGCCTACTCCATCAAGGCTCTTGATTCTCGTATCTCTAGCTTGGAAGGTGGTAGTGCTACTGCTATTTCTGTCAGCGGTAGCGGTAATGCGGTTACGTCTGTCACCAAGAATGGTACTACTATCAGCGTAGTTAAAGGTAGTACGTTCTTAACTAATCATCAGTCACTTGATGGTTACGTTAATGCAATATCTGTAAGTGGAAGTGGTAATGCTATCACGTCTGTATCTAAAAGTGGAAAGAGTATTACTTTTACTAAAGGTGCAACTTTCTTAACTAGTCATCAGAGTCTCGCCAACTATTATACCAAAAGTAGTGTAGATTCACTTCTTAGTGGTAAGTCGGCAACTAGTCATACACATAGTGTTAAGATTAACGGTGTTACTAAAACCATTGCTGCTACTGGTGGAACTGCTGTAGATTTAGGAACGTATCTTACTGCTCATCAAAGTTTAGCAGATTACGCTAAGAAGAGTGAAATACCTACAAAAGTAAGTCAACTTACTAATGATACTGGTTATATTACTTCTAGTGGAAGTTGTGCTTATGCTACAAATGCTGACAAGGTTGATGGTGTTCATGTTACTTGGGCAGGTGAATTAACTTCTACTAATCACCTTGTGGCTTGGGAAGCTGATGGTTCAGCTCTTAGAGATATAAAACCTGCTAATGTTACTGTAGGTAACTCTGATAAATTAGATGGTATTCATGCTAATGGTCTTCTCACTGCTCTATCTAATTCTGATAAGGGAATTAGTATAACAGTTGGTGGAACAACAAAAAGTGTTAGTAATATTAGTGTTAATTATGCTAGTAGTGCTGGAAATGCAGACACTGTAGATGGTGAACATGCGTCTGCTTTTACTAGGATTGTGGGTAGACATGCTATCTATACTTCAGGTACAGCACCTTATAATTACATTCATTTATTTAGAATAGCATGTTCATCAGGTTATTCTACTATTGATTGTGAAATAGATTTTAGGACGAGGTATCATAGTGCTAAAATAGAAATTAGAATTTCTACAGCTGAACATCCTTATAATAATGGAGGAAGTTCAATTTCAATAATAAAGAAAGTTGTAAGTGGTAGAACTTGTGATTTTTGGTTTTTACCTACAGTACAATCATCTAACTATAATTATTATGATGTGTATTATAAATCAGGAGCTTGGAACTCAGGTTCTTATGGAATAATATCAAAAGGTAGTAATGGTACTCTTGTTTTTGAACATAAAGGTACAAATCTTACAAGTTTACCAGATAAAGTTACTCCTGTTAGTAATAACGTTGCTACTTCTGCAACTAAACTTCAAACTCCTAGAACGATATGGGGTCAAAGTTTTGATGGAACTGGTAATGTTGATGGAACTTTATCAGAAGTTGGTAATATACATTTTAAGGTAGATAATAGTCATGATATAGGCTCTAATGATGCTGCTAGTAGATATATTTACACTCATTGGTTAGGGGCTAGGTCTGGACGAAAATTAGAATTAGGAGCAAATAATAGTGGATTTGGACAGGGATTATGTTTAGATACTAATTTAAATGTAGGTATTGGAACTAATTCACCTGCTTATAAACTTCATGTTGTAGGTGATATTTATTCCACTGCTAGTATTAGAACTATTTTTAAAGATAAAGCTATAATACTAAGCGATTCTGATAACCCTGCTTGGATTAGTGCCCTTGCAGGTCAAATAATATTTGATACTGGCAAAGCTATTCGTTTTGGTGAAACTGCTTGGGATTGGAATCAATGGGCTGGTCTTAAATATACTCATTCTAATAAAACTATTTATCTTGGTATAGCTGATAATTCTGTGTTTTATGCTAATAGTGCACAAAGTAATGGTACACTTAAATTTCCAGGTATTACAACTATAACTCCTGATGGTGGAGCTAGAATTGGAGGTAGTGGTGATGATTTATATTTAGGTAATGCTAATAATTCTGGTTTTGTGAAAGTTCAAGACATGTGTAGTCAAGTAGATCGTAATAATTGGAAAATAATGCAAGGTGGTTACGCTCTTTTTAAAGATATAACTATTATTAATACTGCTACTATTAATGGTTCTACTCATATTAATAATTTATTAACAGCTAAAGGTATAATGCCTACCACGACTGATGTAAATGCTTTTGGTACTAATGTAAATAATTGGGATGGTAGTATTGCAGCTAATGTTACTAATATGTTTAATGGTATTCCTCAAGATAATATACAAGTAGAATATTCAATGGATAATGGTGCTACTTGGAATACATATTCTGGTAATCCAGAAAATAGATTTAATCTTATAAACGATAATCCTAGAGAATTTAATTATTGGTTAGGGTCTAATAATTTGCTTGGTGATACTGAGGCTGATAAACTTGCTCAAATAAAGAAAAATCAACTTAGGGTTACTGTTAAGATTCCTGATGAAATATATCAAGAACTTAGTTGGATAAGTGTTGATGTAAATAATGGAGTTGATATAAAATGCCAAGTATATTTTGGAAGTAGTACTGGTGGTTATAAAGAATATGTTTCTAAAATAATAAAAGGATGGGCACACAAATGTGATATTTGTGTTGGTCCTCTAAATGTAAATGTTGGTAATGATAATTATCGTTATGTAAGATTAGTATTTAGCCATCTCAATACTCATACTGCTTTACGTAATGGTATTGTTGCTAAAATTAGAGCTTTAGCTTTAACTAAATATAGCTATAGTGGTGACAGATATACAATTAGTACTACTGGTCATATATATGATTATGATGCTTATATGAATACTTATTTCCCTAATAGCATTCTTGCTAAAGGTGGAGTTACAGCTTATCAATCTTCTGACATCCGCTTGAAGCAGGATTTGCGGAAGCTGGACTACTTGGGTATCATCAAGGCAATGGGTGGCACTTATGGCTTCGCTTGGAAGAAGGACAACACAAGGTCTATCGGTTGGATTGCCCAGCATGTATTGCACAACCCTCAGTTAAAGGACATCGTGGAGACTGACGAGAAGGGCTACTACAAAATCAACTACTGGTCTCCGAAGCTGATTGCAACGGCATTCGGTGCTATTGAGCAGGTGGGCGATGAGGTCAGCAGGTTGAAGGCTCGGGTGGTCTTCCTTGAATCAGAGGTTCTGCGATTGAGTGGAGATAAGGAAGACTGCAACAAGAAGAGATTAGATAACAAGAATATTAATTTATTAAATTAGTTAAGAAAATGGAGAATTTAAAGATTAACAAGAAGAGTGAACAGACAACCGCCACTTATACCAAGGGCGGCTATCGAGTAGAAATCACCTACAATGTTGACAAGACGGGTGGCAACATCGAGAGCATCAATATGAGTATCTATGGTGACCCAAATGGTAATTATCTCGGCAATGCGAACGCCAGCTCCAACGGCAGCGAGCTGACCTACAACATCAGCGGTGTTCCGCAGAGCAAGCTCAGTGAGGTATCAGCATTGATTAAGGAGGTTAATTCCGCTATCGCCGCTAATATGGCAAGCGAGGCAGCAGAGTAAGTATTAACGCAGGGTGGCTCTTATAGAGCTGCCTTGCCTAGTGTTTTAAGTTCTAAAGATTAGCGTATGGAACGCTTTATATTATAGCTTGCGAAAGTGTTCAATGTAACAGTAGAGCGAGTTGTTGCTAAAGAAGTTGTAACAGAATTAGAAACTAAAGTTGAATATTTAAAAAATAAAGATTATGTCTTACAATAGTGAAACTGGAATTATTAGTGCTCCTGTTAGCATTGATGATGTTAAACGAGCTCTTGGAGAGAGTAGCAATGACCTTGCTACTCTTTGTAAGAGTGAAAATATAAATATATGGAGTAAGTATAAACCTATTAGTTGTAAAGGTGAATTTAAAGAATATCCTATTAGAGAAGATTCTGATGAAAAAGCAACATCTTCATATAATAACTATGCTTGTGTTGTTCGTTGTGGTATGAATATACCTATGGACACTTATAAGAACTTACGTAATAATTATGGAGGAGAAGGTTTTGCAATTAAAGCTTGTAGCAACCTTCATAAAGATAATGTATATGGTAATAATGGTTATATTAGTGATAACACAAGTACAAGTGTATCAGGAAAACATTTTCCAAAAGGTGGTGCTAATTCTCCTTATAGATTAAGTGATTTTAGAAACTATAGTAGTAAAGCAATAAGTAATGTATTTCTGACTTCTATTCCTCAATTTCATAACGTTGAAACTTATTATTCTTCAACTCCTAAATTTAATTGTGTTCTATATAAGAAAACAAATGTGGATAATAATACAAATGTTACTATGGATGATATAATACCTGATTTATCTTTAGGTTGGTCTTTTTGGATTCAAATTCGTTATGATTCACCATATAATGTTAATGATAAGATTTATAAAAATTATTATGTCGGTAATTGCAAAAAACCAACAGATTATGTATACGCTAGTAAAGAAATAACTTTTGATATAGGCAGTGGAGATAAGTTTATTGATATTGTTCCTTTTTTAGCATATACCCGTAATGCAACTTTATATGATAATACAAAAATAATTTTTATATCTCTTCCGGGTGCTATTACTTTTAAATATTATCCTAGACAAATTAATATGGAAAGTATTAAAAGTGGTTCTAGTGGCTTTGTTGATTTCTCATCGTTGAGAGAATTAGTTGGTGCTAGTTGTATTTGTAAAGCTAGAATATATAAACTTCCTGATGCTACAATTACAATTACTGATGGTATATTTAGAAGTGTTTGTGGTTATGGTAACAATAAGACAACATACGGAAGAGGTTATGTATCTAATAGCTCTGGTCAAATTACAGGTTCTGTAACTATTCCTGAAGGTGATAGAACAGATTATGTTGATATATATATAAGATTTGATAATGTTTATGAAGGAGGTTATTATGGACAAATGTGTCAATTATCTTTTGAAATTAATATAGATGGTGGATGGAAACAAGTTCCTCCAGGTGGTAGTTATATTATGCATTAAAAAGCAGATGTTCTTAATATAACAAATATGCTAGAAATGTATTTGTGGTTTACGTTCTCACCGAGAAAGCAGACACATTACGTCCTAGTGATTACCCAACGTGGGGAAGCTGATTTTTAAAATTCGTAAATTTTGCTCCTCCTGCATTGTTATTCGGAATTATTTTCTTAACTTTGCACTGTTAATAGGAAAGGTATTCTGCTATGGCAATCTGGCGAAGAATATTGTATAACATAAAAATAAAGAAACAATTATGAAGAAGATTAAGACAATCGAGGCTGTTGCAGCCTACAGAACATTGAAGGCATTGAAGACATCATCAATGAGCGATGATGCCGCTATGCGAGTTTGGAAGAATATGAAGGCACTGCGCCACGTAGCCGATACCTACGACAAGGATGTGGAGGAAGCGCAGCAGAGCTTGAAGGACGATAAGTTCGAGGAGATGCAGTGCAAGCTTCAGGAGTGCCAGCAGCTTGAGCAGAAGCACGCCAATGAGGGCTACGAATACACCAAGGACGATTCAGCCAAGTTCGCTGAGGTCAATGAGTACTTCTTCAATCAGAAGCAGAAGACCGAGAAGTATTTCAAGGAACTTGCCGACAAGGAGGTAGAGGTAGCCATCGAGGAAGTTGACGAGAAGGAGTTGTTCAAGGCAGCGAAAGATTGCGGCTTGAAGTTCGCTGATATGGAGACCCTTGATGTTGTGATAGGATAAACACTGATAAGTAGATATAGAAATAGCGTTAGAATTTGGTAAGGAAGCCGTTCTAACGCTATTTTTGTAGCCATCTACTTTCAGATTGTTACTTTTTATAAAGTTTAACACAGAATTATTCTCATTTCCGCTGGTTTTGTGCAAAAGAGTGTAACTTTGCAACATCATTTAATTTAAATCAATGAATTATGAACAATTAGCTATAGACAAAAGGAGGTTTATTAATATGACACTAGAACAAGAAGCCGAAGTCCAACGGTTGATAAAGGACATTGATGTGACGGAGCTGATGGATATGCTTAAGAAGCATGGTAATCGGTATAGCAGGAGAATATTAAAGTTCTTCCGCTGGTTCTGCAAGTATGTGCCTATCATTATTATGTTCTTCCACGCATACGGCATTTGGGAGTTCTCTCAGCATCCACGTGAGATGTTTATCCCATATAATGAAAATATGCCTTGCTATATCTTTATTTATTTCATGGTTTACGTCCTGCCGATGGTGACGATACTGGCAAGTAGATTTTTCTTCTTGTGCCAGTGGTATCGCATTCCATTTATGTACTACTTAGGCATCAATGCGGCTCATATTGTAGAGTGGAGTTGGTACACAACTAAAGATATGGTGGATTCCTGCTTTACGGTCATGGTCGTGACAACTATATTCTATTTGTATAGCTTTGCTAGAATGTTTGTTAATGATACGAAACTAGGACGTAAAATCTGTGCATAAGATATGGGAAAGATATTGAATTATAAGATACTCGGCACGGCTTTGAAGTCGCTGAGTGATGCTTGCTTTAAGGCAGACGAGCAGCAGAGAAATGGCGAGAAGGTCACCGCTTGCGGAATGAGCGATGATGACCTGGATAGATTGTGTGACATCATCCCAGATATGCTCAATCCTATGTTGAGTACAGAGGAAGTCAAGGAGAAACTTCACGTTTCTGATGCTACACTCAATCGTATGGTTGCTAGAGGTGACATTCCAAATGGCGTTTGCAAAAAGCGAGGACATACCCGATATTTTAAGAAGTGGGATATACTACACTATATAAAAAGCAAGAGAAAATCATAACGTATAAGCCCTATCGCATCACGGATAAGCGAGCATATATGAGTATGGATTATATGTTTTGTACTTTGATTATAGTAGCGATAATGGTAATCATCAACAGCACGTTTATTGCTTACCTGTACCTTTCCTATAAGTATAAAACGATAGATAAGTTCTTCATGGCTTGGGTGACATCATCAACTATGATATTGATAATGTGGTTCGTGGAAGGATTGTACCTGTATCTAACAAATTAATGATGAAAAATTTGGTGGTTTCGGAATTATTGTCTATATTTGCAGTGCTTTTTAGAGCAGCACTTTTAAGAGCATCGCATTTCCGAGCAGGAATGTAATATTCCCCTATACTACGCCAATAGTATAGGGGATTTCTGTTTCTACTTCTATCCTAATAGTTGAACATGTAAGTGTTCCTTACAATTTGAGTAAGAGAGGTAAGTGATAGCCTCTCTTTTTTATTTGGTGCAATATAATAGACAAAAACACACATATTTCCCCGAAAAATATACGCACTTTTTGCCTTAAATTATACATAACAATATATGATACTACCTACTATCAGCTTAAATCATTGATAATCAACCACTAAAAGAAAGTGTGATAGAGTTATATTTGCTCTTCTATGTTCTTTGTACCTTTGCATCCGTAATCGATTACATAGTGTTAGTTAATATTAAGGATTTCAAAAGATTGTATTATGGAAATGACAGATGCAAAGGTCGTAGAGAAGAAAATCTACGAAGAGGGAAAGAAGCACGATGATTATGCTTCTAAGGCAACAGGAAATGCTGGTCTTACCCTTGGTATCATTGGCACGGCACTCGGTGCTGGTGCTTGGTTATTTGGAGGTAATCGCAGTGTGTTTGGTTCACTCGGCGGCAATATGCCTGAGAACGTTAACATCAACGCTTACGGTTATGGCGCAAATGCGAATGCTAATCAGCCAACTGCCTTGCAGGTAATGGAGAAGGAATGCGCTGATGAGGTTAAGCTGCTTACCGACATGTTCGGTTTGAAGCTCGACACCGCTAACAAGTTCTACGCTATGCGTGAAACTGACATCGCAGAGAAGTTCTCTATGTATAAGGGTGCTAACGATGCTATCAACGCTGAGAACCGCCGTGCAATGCAGGCTGAGTTCGGTCTTTACAAGTCTCAGATTGATGCAGACTTTGGTTTGTACAAGAATCAGAGAGACCAGTATGACGCACTACAGGCTAAGTATAGCGACCTCGACAAGAAGGTAGCCGTTATGGAAGCCCTCACTCCTTACAAGGAGAAGCTTATGATGGCTTACGTTAACGAGAAGACCTGCAATTGCTTGCGTGGTCAGTTGGTACTCCCATCTACGCCAGTAATTTCGGGCTACGGCAGCTATTGCTGTAACAGCACTGCTCCTTCCACGCCCACTACAGGAGCGTAACAGAGCAAGAAAGTCCGTAAAAAAGACTAAGAAAAAATGAGTTGGTGAGGGGTGTTTGCCCTCGTTGGTGGATGCCCTCTCACCTCTCTATAATATATCACCAACTTAAAGATATTGATTATGATGAATTTCGGAAACAGCCCTTTGCTTGATATGGGCACAAGTCAGCAACAGCCGCAAATGATGGATGCTGAGCTACAGAAGATGTATGAGGCAATACAACAGAAGCGAGCATCTATCAATATGCAGACGCAGGTATCTTCTACTCCACTCTTCGATGAGATAGATAAGATAGAGGATAGTTTTACAGATACTCAGAAGCAGTTCTTGATACAAAACCAAGAATACGTGGAGAGTTTGCAGTACGTATCTAAGCTTGTGCAAGATGAGGAACTACGCATTATCCGACCTCGTATAGAGCAGACAGAGCAAGGCAAGGAGGCTTTGAAGCATCACCTATCCATCGTAACAAAGCTAAAGAAGGAGATGGCTAAGGAGGAGGAACAGAAGCGAGCCTTGCTTGATGACTACCTCACCAATTATCCAGATATGGCATACAAGGATTATCTCGCAATGATTAATGGTCAGAATCAAGCTAAGAAAGGAGGGTCTAAGAAATGAATATAACAGAGCTTAAAGAGAAACTGCTTGAATCGGTTGACGTTTGGGCAGACGCAAGAATAGACGATATGGTTAAGGCTAACCCGATGCTAGCCATACCATCAGTGTATATGAAACGTGCGGCGCATAATATCATATCCAAGAATAAGGATAAGTGGGATAAATCGATAGACAACGCTACCCTATTCATCGCCGATGAGAACGGAAACATAGATGCCAACACGATATTTGAAGATATGATGCAGATGCTAAAATCCGTGGAAGATTACAAATTCGATGTAGGTTTTATTCACGGACATATTGACAAAGGAGTTGTGTCTATTGACCTGCCCGACGGAATTGTAACTGCTATCCTCTTTGGAAGCAAGCGAAGCATCAATTTCACGGAGGAGGATTTTGCAGAGTTAAAAGATTTGATAATAGGTTAAAATATATAAGATATGGAAGCAAAAGAGATTATGAGTAAATTTGATGAGCTGTATGGAATGATGGCTTCATCAACCAACGTAAAGTATATGCACACATTCGGAGACACCATGCGTTGCATGATGCAGGATATGGCAGCCAAACACCCAGAGTTGGCGCAAGAGTATCTTGATAAGCTCTGCGCCATCAAATGGAAGAACTATCTCACCAAGAATGAGGCTTTGGATATTATCGGTAAGATGAATCCCGAAGCAACTTGGAATATGCAAGGATGGTTGGACGAAATGGAGAAGTTGGGCTTATGTATGGAGGATAAGCCATATTACAATGATTATGCGCTGTATATAGCCATGAATCAAGTAATAAGCGACCACGGAGAGACCATTGCCATAATAAAGGGCGAGAAATCTCTTTCTGATATAAATGAGGAAGAACTTGTAGAATACGCCTACAAATTAGCCCTTGACCTACTGAAAGATAAGGATGGCGTATATAATATAAGAGAATACTTTTTGAAGTAGATATACTGTTTGAATCATTTGTAAAGAGGAGCTTTTGGTAAGTTCCTCTTTATTTGTTTACACCCGATTATCTATTTTCTTTTGTCTTTCGATTTTAAAAGCTATCTTTGCATCAAAAACAAAATATGGTAGGACAAGTAGGAAATACGGGTACAAGAGCGGCAGGGATGATGCTATTCGGGGATGAGTTGAGTTGTATGTTACTCGATACCCGATGGATGCTCATTGCTATCGTTCTACTTATCATTGCTGACTATCGCTTTGGTTGTGAAGAAAGTAGCCTTCGACATAAAAATGCTTTAGAAAGCAAGAGCCCTCTCCTTGCTGATAGATATGAGTTCAGAGCATCACGGGCAAGGCGCAGAACTTTAAATAAATTTGTGGACTACCTTATCTATATAATGGTAGGTGTATCTCTTGGTAGAGCTTTATTGCCGCAGATTGATATTGATTATATTTGGGGTGGATGGGTTGTTACTGCATTTATTGCGGTAAGAATAGAGATTCCGAGCATAGTAGGACATTTCTTGTTTGTTCGTGGCGTAGCGGTAGAAAAGAAAACAATAAAGGGCTTCATTAAAGCCTTTATCGTAGCTCTTGCTAAATCAAAGAGTGAAGGTGTTGGTGATGCCTTAGAAGAAGGATTTAAAGCAACGGAGGATAAAAAATGAAAGTAACAAAAGAACAAATGAAAGCCATCATGCCGAAAGCTGGAGAAAGGATTGATATATATCTTCCTTATATCAACGATTACGCAGATGCTTTTAATATCAATACTCCACTTCGCATGGCACATTTCCTTGCACAAGTGGCTCACGAAACCGCAGAGTTGGTACACATGCGAGAAATCGGTAATGCTGACTACTGCCATAAGTATGAGGTTGGTAGGCTCGCAAAGATGTTGGGCAATACTCAAAAGGGTGACGGCTACAGATATAAAGGTCGTGGCTTCTTGCATTTAACAGGAAGGGCAAATTATCAAGCCTACACGAACTCAAAGTACTGCAAAGGTGATGTTGTAGCAGAGCCAAAGCTCTTGGAGAAACCGAAAGGAGCAGTAAAAAGCGGTATGTGGTATTGGTTAGTAAGAGGATTGAATGCCGTAGCTGATAAGAATGATATTGAAGCGGTTACAAAAAAAATCAATGGTGGAACAAACGGCTTGCCGAGCAGAACCAAATATTGGAAGAGAGCTTTGAAAGCCTTTAATATATAAGCTTATGAAATGGGTTAAAGATTTGTTTTATTGTTTATCAATTTCAATGCTTCTGTTTCTTATGACGCAGATAGTTATCGGGTGTACGGCTACCCCGAAGGTGGTTACCCGACAGACTTATATCAGCGATAAGCAGTCACATTGGGATTCGATATTTAATGCTAGACTTTCAGCGACCTTTGAACTCTATCAGAGAACTCAAAGTGAGCTAAAAGAAAATAGCAAGTCTGAAACAAACCATATTAGAGATAGCACTTCTACAATGGTTGATAAAGATGGTAATATTCTCAGACAAGCCAAATATCACTACGAGAGCCATAACTATACAGAGGTATTCGTACAGAAGCTCAGAGATAGTATTTCTTATTATAAATCATATAAGGATAGTCTAAGCAAGTATCGACTCAAAATCGATTCCTTAGATAAAGCTAAACAAGATTCTGTTCCATATCCCGTGTATATAGAGAAGCCGATGAATAAAATAGATGCTGTATTCTATCGATTAGGTAAGGTTACGGCGGTATTCGTGCTTCTCTTCATAGTAGGTATGATATTTTTGGCAATATATAAAAATAGAAAAAGATAAGACATTTTCAATAGTTACTAATATTTTATAGGTTTTAGTTTCTTGGTTATAAGATTGTTGGATAACAAAGGCGGTTACTCGTGATGAGCAGCCGCCTTATTTTTTTTAGTACTTCTTGCCTCCGTGATGATACTCATGGGTTTCATTATAGCGCATCTTTAGATTAATGTGCTGTACGAGGTCGATACCTAGTGATTCTGCCCATTCAAAGGTAGCAACGATTATATCATTAAAATAAGCTTCACAGAGCAAAGGATTATCAGAGGTAGTAAAGTTTAAGATACCTCTTGAAATGAAGTACGCATTAACTGTAAAATCTCTTGTTTCACAAAGTTCTACATTTTCTTCATCGGTTGTATATTCCGTTCTACACTTCACGTTTTTCAACCCCATAAGGTCAAATAAACGAATGCAGATGTCTGCCAATTCGCTTTCAACAGTTCCCTCAATATGTTCGCCGTAGAACTTTTCAAGCAAACCTCCGTGGTGGTCGTTAGTGATAACGCAATCAAGCCCACTTTTATCAAGCTCATCCATCCAACGCCCCTTGCGGTCAGCTTGAACGGCTTCCGTAACCTCTGTGCTAATCATCATAACCCAGTGTGCCGTAGGCTTCTTCTCTTCGTGCCATCCGTGTTTCACGGCATTGTTATAGGCACGTTCAACCCATTCTTTAACTTGTTTTCCTTCTATTACCATAATTATCTGTATTTATGTTTATTACACCATTTTCCACAATCTGTACATTCTTCTTTATCGCAGCAAAAGCCATCACCATAAACACTTTCGTTAGTAAATGAAACGCAATTACCGCAACAAGGCTCTTCATTCTCTTTTTTCATATAAATAACGTTTTATTGATTCACGCAATAACTTATTTTCATCGGTAAACTTTCTTACTTCCTCTTCTAACTGCTTTATGATATGTAAATACGACATTTCTTCAAGAGTTTTCATTTTATCAGCTCCAATGAGAATCCTTTCTTCGCAACGTGAACCGCCTTGCCCGTGGCTTTCGCTACCTCAGAAGAGAATAATACGGAATCGCCGTTGTTTGCACTCATGTGAATAAGCACTATCGCTTTCGTGCTTTCCAATTTATTCTCTTTAAGGCAGTTCAGACATCTTTCCAAGCTCATGTGAGTAGCTTTTGCTCTAATGCCAATCTTCTCAGGAATAATGCCCTCTCTCACACTCTTATCAACCAACGAATCCATGTGATTGCATTCGATAAGGATATAGTCAAGCGGAAAAGATAGCTTATATTTGATATGATGGCTATCCGTAAGAAAAAGCATATCTCCCATATCGGGATGGTAGATAATAAAGCCGCAAGGCTCTTTGGTATCGTGAACTGTATCGAAAGCTTTTATAACGAAGTTACCAATACGAAACTCTTTAAGCATCGGTATGGCATTGTAATGAAAATCATCTTCCTTAATCTTCTTTTCTTCCAAAGTACCTTTGGTTGCAAAGATATTGAAAGGTCGTGCATACTGACGAATAAACCCTGCGTGGTCGCCGTGGCTATGAGTAACCAAGCAACCGACAACCTTTTTGAGATTTCCTCCAAGTGCTTCTACGGCATCTTTTAAGGGCATTCCGCATTCTATGATAAGTGCTTCATCATTATTCTGTAGGATATACCCATTACCAGAGCTTCCACTACCTAATGTAATTAATTGCATATTCTATACCTTTTTATATGTAGGAGAGAGATTTCTCCCTCTCCTATCCGTCATTTACTGCTGCTTAAACATATCAGGCATTTCCTGCTTACCCATCGGTTTTGCCTTAGACTTGGTTTGAGCCGCATTTTCTGCGGTCTGAGCGGTTTCCTGCTTATCACTTGGGGAATTATTAGCAGCCTTATTTTCTTCCTTATTCTCGCCGTTATTCATATCGAGCGACTGAGTATTGGCTTGCTGTTCCTCTTGCTGCTGAGCTTGTGCGAGCTTCTCTTCGGCAGAAAGCTGCTCAACGTTATTAGCGGTAACCTCAGTATAATCGCCATCCTCCAAGTCTTCCTTAACAGCAAGACCGCAAGTAATCTCTGGGCAATAGGCGTTCTGAAATCTTGTAGCAGCACGATAACGAAGCATCTGCTCTGGGTCAGCTTGCCAGTTGCTACCTTTTTTGTCGTACCAACCTTTAATCTTAGCTTGATGAATAGTAACTACAGAGCCTTTAAGTACCTCACCCTGCTTATCTATTGCGAAAGCATAGCAACCCCAATTATCTTTGCCTTGCTCACCAACAAATTCATATCTGAGAGGGGTAGCGAAGAGACCACTTGCATTGATACAAGCAATAAGGAACTTTGCCGAGAAAGAAGGCATTCCATACACAACGTATGTATTTTGCATTATCATAAGTGGATTTGTATGTAATCTTTGTGCAATATCAATTGCAATCATTACATTACCTATGTTCCCTTTAAATGTATCAGGAATAATTGTGGACGCAGACAAAATCTGCGCCATCTTATAGCCAGTATTAAAACTTTCTTGATTTGCGAACATATTAAGTCCGCTAACTTGTGGCTGTGAAACCACGATACCATTTTCTTCCATAATCTCTATATTTATAATGAATTAAAGTGATTTAATTTCTAAAGACTGTCCGTAGATACATTGCAAGTAGATAATCTGCTGTTCAACGGGCACGATGTGTTCTGCTGATTCCTTGCGGTCAACGAATAAAGGTACGAAGATATTTGAAGCCTTAGATATACCGCTGATAATATCAACGCCCATATCAATAACAGTTCCATCATTCGTATTATCGTAGTCAATACCATCCTTATCAATAGCGGTGCAGATTTCCTTCTCATCGTCATTGGTCTTATTCTGCTGATAGAACTTCCAACGAATGAGTGTGAAATATGAATTCACTTTTTGCTCAACAAGATTAATCTTTGCCTTCTTGTAAGCTTTGATTTGGCTAATAACTTCACCACAATCAGCAATAATCTGAGATAACTCAACAGAGCGATGATTGAGCTTTTCTTTCTCTGTATCAATACGCTTGTTGGTCTCCTCACCTGCGATTTTGTTAACTAACTCGTCACGTTGAGAAACAAGGGTCTTCTTTTTCTCCTTATTCTCTTCGATTGTAGCATCAACCTTCACAACAGGCTTAATTGCTTCAATATCGGCGAGGTCTTTATCAAAGACCACCTTTTCCGCGGCAGTTTCCCAAGTTTGGTTCTGCTTCTCTGTACGCTCGTTAATTAACTTCTGATACTCAGATTGGGCATTCTTTACCTTATCCTCATCTTTTGCCTTGGTAATCTGCTCATAGGTATTAATATTACCTTTGAGGACATTCATCTGTTGCTTAATCTGAGCAGCCTCATTCTGTATTTTCGTGAGTTCATCAGACTTATTCTTATTGAACTCGGCAACGGCGTTATCATATTCCTTTGCCTTCATTTCGTCCGTATAAGAACGACCACAAACTGGACAAACATCTGTTTGCTTATAGTTAAATTTCTTTTCGTTAGCATCATTCCACTCTTTAATCTTGTTATTGAAATTAATAGTGACCTCTGCCAAGGAAACCTTGTATTTTGTATTAGTCTCCATATTTGTATTATATGCAGATTTAGCGTCATTGATTTTCGTTGAAGCCGTAGAAATCTTCTTCGTAAGCTCATCAATCGCCTTAATCTTAGCATCTTGCCATACCTTCTGTGCATTCGCAACCTTTACGTTATGCGCTTGCAACTTATTGAGGTACTCTTCCATAGCAGGGTCTTTCTCAGTCGTTCCCTCCAATGCCGCATCTATAGCAGCAATATCAGCATCAATCTTTGCCTTCTGTGCTTTGAGAGCAGTAAAATCGGCATCAACTCTAAGAGCCTCTTGTGCCTGAACCTTTGCAGGTATTAAATCTAACTCCTCTTCCGCTTTCTTCTTTGTTGCCTTCTGCTGTGTAAGCATATCGGAGAGTTCTTTCTTCTCTTCAATTACGCCCTTATACACCATAGGATAAGGCTTCATCAATTCTTCTTCATTGATTTTGCCAGCCAACGACATAAGCATTTTTCTCCTGTCATCAACCTTATAAGACATAAAGATATTGATATTAGACAAAACGAGCCATCTTTTGAGCGAACAAAGTTCTTCGAGCTTGGCATTAAAATCTTTCTGTGAAAGAGGAACATCATTAATAAGTCGCTCTTGTGTAGTACTTTGCAACTTCTCATCTGCTGTACCCTTATTCTCCCAATTCTCAGTAAGGATACGCTGTACCTTAACCTCTCGCTCATCATTATAGTTAAGTACTACAGTGACCGAGGTTTCAAGATGATGAATAACATCATTATTAATATCAAGAGGTTGTACGGTGGCATTCTTCTTGCTAATAACGCCGAAGATTGCCCAAAGATAGGCATCATAGATAGTTGTCTTGCCTACCTTATTTGCGCCACTAATAACCATATTGTGGCTAAAATTAATTTCTTGACTCCGAACCTTCTTGAAGTTCTGTAAAGTCATTGATTTGATTTCAATTTTCATTGTTGTTTTTATTAACGTTAAACGATTTGTATTCATTTCCAGCTCTAGAACCCATAAGCTTAATAGTCAATTCCTTGCGTATCTTATTACAGATAGTATTAACGGTATCAATATCAGCCTTTACGTTCTTTTTTCGCTCCTTATTGGTTTCATTAGCTATCTGAGATAGCTTAGTTGCTCTTTCTGAATCAAATTTCATTAGAGCTTCCATAAAGTTCTGTGGATTAATAGTATTACCTACATATATCTTTCCATATCCTCCACCTACCAATGATTCCAAAAAGTAGGTAAGTTCGCTAGGAGATAGATAATAATAGATACTTCTTATTCGTCTTGCCATGAAGACAATTTGAAGACTATTAACAGAACTACCAGCACCGAGAAGTCTAAAGGTATCTAATAACTGAGCTTTTACCCATTTAAGAGCGAACCCTTCTCCATAATCATTATCTAAAGATGCTAATGTATTGGTATCTTTAAGAGCAGAAGTTAGTGAATATACTGGCTCTTTTCGCTTACTGATTAAAGGATAATTGGTTTCTACCCACTCTTCGAAATTAATCAGCGTTAAAGACCTCTGCTGCTGTTCTTGCGAAATTAAGCTCTGTTCGCTGCTGTTGTTGCTGTACTTCGTCATACTCAGAATATATTTCATCCTCCCAAGCACGGGAATTAAGATAAGTAAGAGGGTGTTTTTGATATACTTTCTGAGTGATTGATGCAACATATCGTGGCGTAGCTGCCATACAAGCGGCTCTATCCTTCTTAGTCATGTGCATCCACTTTTTTAAGCATTTCTGCTTACCGACACACTTACCATACATCTTCCACCATTTTTCAAACTCTTCATTTATAACAGAGATAGATTGTGGTGGGATAATCTCGTAACCTTGGGATACTAATAATGTGATTGCGTCTTGTATCTCCTTTTCCATATTTACACCTTATTATATATTATATATACTCGCCACCCCAAAATCGAGTAATCTCTGACCCTGCGATAGCCACTTGCCCATTCGGTCTTACAATACTCTTAAGGAATCCACCCTTAATGTACCGATAGATAGTGTTTGCACTAACTCGTAACTTTTCAGCAGTCTCCTTAACCGAATATCTACCTTTCGGCTTCACATCAGGCGGTTCGTTTATCATCGTTACCTCCTTTCTCCTTGTTGCGTTTAAGAATGCCATAGATGCTAGCTTCACACGCATATTTGAAGTCACTCATTGTACGCCGCACAGCCTCAGACTTCTTGAGACCTTGCTTCATGTAGTTCTCAACTGATTGAACTACCAAGCTTTCTTTTTCTTTTTGAGATTTAATAACCATATTTAACTATAAATTTATATAGAAATTAATATTAAATTATTATCTTTGCATCCGAAATATATCGGTGTTTTATAATTACACCGCAAAATTAATAAAAAAAATTGAGATACTATTATTTTCTATTAATATTTTAATAATAATTAATATAAACGTATGGGTGAACTATTGGAAAGAGCAAAAAAGGTGGCTGAGCACAAGGGAATGTCAATGGCTCAGTTTCAGGAAAAGATTGGTGTAAGCATCAGTCATTTCTATAATACAGATAAATTATCATTGAAGACAAAGAGAGCTGTTTCAGAGGTCTTCCCTGATATTAATACTGATTGGTTAGAAACGGGTGAGGGTTTTATGACTAACACCGATAAGCTACAGGAGGAAGGCAAATTCTATAAAGTACCGCTTCTTCCGGTTGCAGCGCAAGGTGGTACACCAAACAATTTCGAGTATCAGATAAAGAAGCATGATTGCGAAATGATAATTTCTCCTATTGAGAATATTTCGATGGCAATCTCAGTCACGGGGGATAGTATGTCGCCAGAGTACCCAAGCGGTAGTAAGGTTCTTGTGCAGAAGATTAACGAGAAGGCTTTCATTGAATGGGGCAACACCTATGTGCTCGATACAGTAAATGGAGCTATCATTAAGAATGTATTCCAAGCAAAGGGTGATGATACGAAGGTCATATGCCGCTCCGTAAACCCTAATTTTGCAGACTTTACTATTGATGTTTCTGATATTAGAGGATGGTACAGAGTGCGCTGTTGCATTACCATAAAGTAACGTTAAAATACGTAAAACATGCAAATTTCGTGCAAACGTATTTTTATAGAAAGCGTAACGATTTGGTTATCAATAGGTTATTCTGCACCATACTGATACAAAAAAAATATTGGTATCTTTGTTGCCAAATTGTAAGATT